GAGCTCCTCCGCCGAGACGCGGAAGTTGTGGGGGGCCGGGGCGCGGCGGATGCGATCCTCGAGCTCCTTGCGCCGGACGAGCAGCTCGGCCAGCTTGACGGTGGCGGGTCCCGTGGACGCGACCTCCTCGTCCGACATCAGGTCACCGGAGACCGACACCTCGGTCGTCCAGTTGGCCTGCTGCACGACGCTGTCCGCGAGGCGCCGCTGGTGCGCGTAGTAGTTGGTCTCCTTCTCCAGGAGGTCCTTGTCGACCAGGCTGACGTGTCCGACCACCTGGTCGATCTCGTCGTTGACCTTGCGCCGCTGGACGTTGTCACGGGTGATACCCGCCTCCTGCGCTGCCAAGCGTCCGCTGAAGAGGGCGTTGAGCTCCTTACGACGCAGGAGCAGCTCAGCCAAGGCGATTTTCTTCTTGTCGGTCATGATCCGTACCTCCTTCATAGTTCTGAGACGCGAAAGCGTCCGATAGGGGAAAGTACGAACTTGTACCTTCTTTGAGACTTGTTTTTCAAAGAACACGCTGCAGGAAGCAAGGCTCCCATTACACCTTATTACAGACTATTGCGCGCCCACCTGTGGTCTGGACATGAGTACCACATGCCCGTCAGACCCTACCGTGCAGGTACTTGGTCTAGTCTCGCGCACCGATAGTGACCCCGGCGGGGCTCGAACCCGCAATCTTCGGCGTGAAAGGCCGATGTCCTAAACCATTAGACGACGGGGCCAAAATAAGGAGAAGGCTACCCGGGACTTCGTGAAGTAACCAGACCGAAGACATCGACCATCCGGACCTTCTCCTGACTACGTTAACAAAGGGGGAGTACTTATAGCCTGCGCCCTCCCCAGGCGCATGCGTCTTTTGCTTCTCGGACTCAACGCAACTTGTCCCGGTATTGTACCTTATTTTGTATAGCGACAAAGAAGCCCATCGCTTTTTCACAGCTGCCAACTGTGGTGGACCCGGCGGGAGTCGAACCCGCGTCCGAATACGGGTTGTGTACTGATCGTTACGTGTGTGGTCTCTCTTTAGTTTAGACAGCAGCTTCCAAGAGACGAGTTGCTGCGGTCTTACTACGCTTTCGTTTGCCCGGCGTCATCGCGTAGAAATCGGCCTGGGATTGCTCGTGTAATTACGCCCCCTGAGTTACTCGAGCTCCTCACTCAGGGCACGCCCGTGCCTGTTTAGGCAGCCTTGGCGACCGGAGTCACCGAAGCGGTCGGGAAGGGAACTACGTTGTTGGCAGTTCGTGTTGAGAGTCCTTTTTAACCCGCTGAACCCACAAAGCGGAACACGCACAGCACACTTCCAATCGTACCCGTCGAAACCGTTTCGAGCCCATTTTCAAAGACCAGTTGCGGGACCGGGATTTGAACCCGGGCCTGGGGCTTATGAGACCCCCGAGTTGCCACTTCTCTATCCCGCAAAACGTAGGCGAGCCCCGTACGCCCAACCTACAGCCCCGACGACCTCTTAGTAGGGTAAGTCCGCCGGATCAGTTTCTTTTACCAGGTAACGGGGCTGTTTTCAATTCTTGTGGATGCGGGGAGCAGAGGGGTCTTTACCTTTGTGGGTGCGGTGCTTCTGCCACTTCTCTAGGTCGCGCTTCTTAGGAGGCTTGGCAGGAAGGATCGGCGTGGGACGCCGGTAGATGGTAGGCTCACCCATAATAGAAGCCCGCATACGGGTCATTGACGTAACGTCGGTCATAGGGACTGAAGCCTTCACGCTCAGGGCCGCCCATGGCCTCAACACGCTCCATGGTTTCGCGCTCCTTCTGCTTCGCCTTCTTGGCGGCGATAGCAGCGAGAAGGATCGCACCCACGGTTGCTCCGGCGAACGGGGCCACTTTCTTGCCCTTCTCAAGACCCTCAATGATCCTCTCAGCGATGTGGATCTTACGTCGCAGACTCTCTTGGCCAATATCTAGAATAGGGTCGATGACTTTCTTACCTGCGTAATATCCACCGAGGCCCCCCGCGGCACCGGCGACCCAGGGCATCGCACCACTCTCGAGAAATGCGACTTTATGCAGAAGGGTAGCGACTTTCATCTCGGCAGATTCTCCCGTATACGCTTGAGTCTTGGCGCTGTTCTTCGGAGGCTTGGGCACGTCAGGCATCCCCCCGCTGGTGCTCATGGGGGCGGGCATCTTCGGGAACTTGGCGGGTTTCGGCGTCACGGGTGCGTTCGGGGTATAGTCGAAGTTTGCTCCAAACTTGTACGCTTCGAGCTGAGCTGCTTGCTCTTTCAGCGCCTTGTCGTTCTTCGCAGAATCGATCCACGCTTTCCCTAGGAGTCCTGCACCCACAGCGCCCCCAAGAAGGCCCGCACGTCGCAGCCAGCGATACTTGCCTGGTTGGGACCAAAGACGACGAACCTTGCCTACCGTGTGGTGCTTGACCTTCTGCGCCGTACTCGGACCCGTACCCTTGATGACTTCTTTCTCCATCGCAGGGTGGGGTCCGGGGGTACTTCCTGACATCCGCATGCCAGGAGTGAAGTCCGAGATGCCTCGAGCTTGAGCCAACTCTTTCTCTCGCTGCAGCAGGCGCTCGTACAGCTCGTCATGGCCGCCCAACGCTAGTTTCTCGAGTGTACGCATTTATCCTACATCCCCGTGTTACTCAGTGTCACCGCGTAGGGAGTCTGTGCCGAGGCGCTCGTGAGAGGTACTCCCTGGAGGAGGGGCCGGTTGTACGGCTGCTCGCTTTTCAGGGCCTCTTTTAGTGCATTTCTCTGTAAAACGCGCTCAGCAAGCAGCCCCCGCGATACCTGGCGTGCCTGGCGCTCTCGTTGGTCTCCTTTGGCGCCCCAGAGAGCGCTCCCAGTCAGTAACCCAGCCCCGGCACCGAGCAGTGGGAGGAGTTTCACTGAGAGCGGAAGGTTCTTGAGACCTTTGAGACTTCGGTTCTTCAACAGCCCCTGTTCCAGCATCTCTTTGAAGGGGGCCGTAGTAGCCTTCCCGCCGAGACCACGAGCCAGGACACCTCCTCCGATACCTCCAGCGAGGGCGCCTCCCGCAGCTGGGCGCAATAACCCACGAGACCTCTCGGACTTAGCGAGGTCGTCTACAGTTTGCCCCTCGTGGAGTCCCCGAGCCATGCGCTCGACCATGGAACGGGGAGCCCACTCGGACATTCCGGTGAGCCTCTCCTGGTAATTCGGAGTACCCGCAAAGGTGAACGGGATTCCAGAAGGCCGGAACCAGATACCACCTGCGTGTTTCAGTAGTCCTTCACTCATGACACCACGAATTATACGGCAAAATCCTTGGTAAAAGAAGGGGGACCCATTGGCTTTGGAAACTAGTGGCTATCCCACGTAGAGGGACCTCGGGGTCCCTCTTTTAGCTTCTAGGTCCTTGAGCCCCTCCGTAACCGGACTGGATCTTGGTTGCGGGACGCTTTGGACTGTGCGTATGGACGTACCCGGCCTTGTTCCCTTTGCAGCCTGGATACGAAGGAATGACGGTATTCATAGTGACAGGACCGCTGCGCCATACTCGAGATAGGATGTTCCCGCAGTCCGGACAAGGCACCTCTTCTTTGGCGTCGCTGACCACTTCTTCGGTTTCGAGTTTGCAGCGTTCACAAATGTAATCGAACATGGGCATTTAGGACTCCGTCGTCTCGGATACAATAGACATGTTAGCATCGAACTCCACTGAAGGAGCCGGAGAAATCTCTTCACAAAGATTGAGTTGAACCTCAGACTCCACCGGCGCAACACCAACGCTCATATCGTCATTAAAGTATTGGTTCTCCAGGTCCTCCACAGCGCTATCGAGACCCTCGAGAACAGGGGTAAGTCCGCTAGAGCTCCCTCCGAAGATCCAGCCGATGAGTCGCATGAAACTTTCGACTATCTGCTTACCGCTCTGAGCCCCCACGTCAGCTGCTGCGCTGGGGGACGGTCCCCCTGCCATCAAAATGACACCCGTAACGTACTCATCCCCCTTATGGAATGGAGGAGAAGACGCGTAGCTGGAACGAAGAGACAGCGCTAAATCCTGTATGAAGAACGTGTTGCCACCTTCCCCCTCAAAGGTACGGTAATAGACCCCCGCAGTCGGAAGTTGGAACTTGAAGGTGAGCTGCTCTAAGGCATCCAAGATCTTGTTGACGAGCTCTTCATATCGCTGGATCTCTGACTTCAAGAACTCGACGTACTCAGTGATGAAGTCCAGAGCCCCGACGAGCTTACCTGCCATCTTCTCGAGCTCCGCTACCAACAAGCGCAAGAGGTAGGCAAACTCCGGAAACAAGGAAGAGACAGAGGGAGTGCGTCTCCAGTCGGGAGGGGTACTCCCAGGAACAGTAGGGTAGGGGACAACACGAACAACATTAGAGGTGTACCAGTACTCGTAAGCGGTACCGTCGGACGTGGTGCGATCTTCGTCAGCACCGTACGCCCGGAGTTTCCACGCGATAGTGTAGTAGAACGAGTCGTCGGGTTCGGATTCGATGTTCTCATCGATGTAGGTAACGTCTGTAGGGTCGTACGGGCCTTCAAAGACTACCTCACTGGGTCCAAAGGTAGAGCCATTAGACAACGTCCGAGTACCCATCAAGTCAACAACACTGTTAGCACTGAGTGCGTTGACATTGTTCTTGGAGCGAATGATAGCGTACCGCTCCGGGAAGAGGATGATTCCTCCGAGGTCAGTCAACTTGGTGATAGGAACTTCGACGGGGTCCCACTCAAGGAAGGTGCTGAACTTTCCTCCCGTGTCGTTTACTGCGGACTTTACGATGGGGGTCATGGCCCGACCCTGTAAGTTCTGAGGCCGGGGAGCTTTGGGGACACCGTCCAGATCAAAGTCGAAGAGTCCGAAGAGTTTCCAGATGTCATCCAAGAAACCTAAAGCATCGAATCCTCCGACGCCCATGACCAAGACCACACCGCCAACGTAATCGTCCTCATCATAGAACTGCGGGCGGTTAGTATCGCCCTCGTCTCTAAGGGATTCGATGACAGTCTTGAAGAACCCGTAGTTGCCTCCGTTGTAGCGGTTGGCTTCGACCAAGAAGTCGTTGAGGTTGTCGTCTTTCCAAGGAGGAAGGATCTGTCCGAGATTTCCAGGCTGGTCGGTATCCGCGACACCTTCTCCGAAGATGCCAAGGCTGCCTGCCCAATCTGGAGTGATGTCCCCCAAGTTCAAGAAGTTGGTAGCGAATCGTTTCCGGATAGGGACTCCCAAGATGTAGACCCCAACATCTTCGAGGAACCCCTCCACGACTTCCTTGATCTTATCGATAATGGCTTTGATGGCTGCGGCTAAGGGGTCGGTGAACGCAGTAATGAAGTTGAGGATGCTCTCGAGAATCCCAACGATGATCTCTAAGAACTCACGAATCTTGTCGATGATCTCCGATAAGTCAGCTACGGCCCCGAGATCCGGAAGATCGAGTTCCCATTTCTGCCAACCCATCTACTTCACCCGATTCATAATAGTGCGCATCTGGGAATTCTGGAGCACTGGAAGAGTCCCGAAACCCTCCAACCGGCTTGCTCCGTACCTACGCCAGAGCGCGTACACGTACTCACAGTCCAGGAGGACAAGCCGCTTGAACGGTTCGAGTCTCCAACCCGGAGGAGCAGACGTGAGGTTATTTACGACGTAAAGCAGGTCGTCATACGCCTTGTTCGTGGAGTCTGAGGACGTGGTGCTCTCAATCTCCCAGTTGAACCTGCCACGACCTGCAGGAACCTGAATCGGTTTAACCGTCGAGACTACCCCTGGAGACGCGGCGTTCCAGAGCTCTGTAAAGAGAGCCGAACCCAAGGTGGTGTAGAGGTACGCGCATTTCCAAAAGTTCTCGTCGGCTTCCGTAAACAGCGAGGTGTACGTGGTATAAACACTTAAAGCTGCCCGGTTGATTTCACGACCATATACGAACGCACACGTCTCCATTTCCTGCAGCTGTTCAGTTCGGATGTTCACGGTGCGCGCCTCGTTTACTGAGGCTTTCATGAAACCCACACGCCGATCTTTTTGGACTGGAGGGGACAACGAGAGGGAAGGGTCCACACGTAAAACGTGCCCCAAAAGTAGACCAACTGGAGCATCCCCACGCATGGCACCGACGGCACCTCCAAACTGCTGACGTGCTGTAGCGTAGAGACTAGCGTCCCGGACGGCTTTTTCGTCCGCTGCTCTCTGACCGCTCTGAAGATCCAGGCTCATGTTCCCTCAGCATGTCCAAATCCGCGGCGGCGTGTTTTCGAAACTCGGAGAGGAAGTTCGTCTTCACTCCATGGGCACGAAATTGAGCCTGCGCCCGAGCTAGCTTCTCGTACGTCATCACGCGGATTAGACGCACAGTAAGCTTACCCAATTTTTCGAGTTCAGACGACTCCGGTCGCTGACGCCAAGTCATAGAGAAAACGATAACAGAGAAAGGAGCCTGCAACAATGGGTAAACGAGGAGGCGGTACGTGGAAGCTCGTCTTAGTAGAGGTGGGGGTGGCACTCCTTGCGGTACTCGGTAAGGAGATCGCCAACCGAGCCTCCGAGTACATGGACGAGCGGGCCGAAAAGCGGAAAGAGAAGGCCAAGGAAGAAGATAAAGAGTCAAAAAGTGAGGGGGAAAACGGTACAAGTTAGTGTACTCAGAACAGGCCGATAGACCGGTCGAACAACTAAGGAGGAGAGAGATGAAGTCGTTCTTCAAGGCGATCCTGATCCCGCTCGGAACCTACGCCGTCCTGCGCGGTGGCGAAGCCGTCGCCAGCGCCGTCGCCAAGCGCCACTCCCGCAAGAAGCGCGAGAGCGAGCAGAGCAGCGAGAACTAGCGACACCTCCCCGGCGACGATCCCACCGGATACTACAAGACACGGAATCCCCTCCGTGTCTTTTTTGGTAGGAGGTTCCGTATGGGTAAGTACTTAAGAGCGCGGCAATCTAATTACATTGGGTGTGCTGTTACGGGTTGTTCGAAAGACTGCTGTGTGGAGTTAGTGGCGATGCGAAAAGATGGGAGTAGGATCTACATTCCTGCCTGTCAGAAGCATATCTCCCAAGCTCACACAGCCAAGAGAGATCTAGAAAGTGGAAAAGAGCCACGAGAGGTTAGGGTCCAGGTCCAGGTGAAGGGCGAGAAGGTACTCAAACCGTTAAGCCTTTGCGAGCTGTTCTACCGGGCCCCTGGAGAGCAAATCAAACATCGGTCTGAAGAAGAGCAAGAGATACTAGACAAAGCCAGAGTCGTCAAAAAATGGAAATGGGTAGAAGATTTCGACATGTGGATGAACGCAGCCGGTAAGACCGTCCCTCTCAAGGACCTCGAGTATAAAGAGCTCGAAGATTCGGCGTTGCTTATTCGACGTGTCAATATACAGAGACGCACCAAGAAGATTCAATGGATAACCGAGCTGGAGAAGATCGCGCCACCCATTCAATACGCTTACCCCGAGGACGAGCTCGAAGTAGGTATGGAAATGGCGTACGCAAAACTCGACGAATTCTACGAGGAATACAGATCGAGAGGGGTCCTTCCATGAAAGGGAGCGTTTCATGGGAGATTGGTGGACAGACGTCACGCGTCTGTGGGCTCAGGTTAGAGGGCACTACGTCCTTACAGACCAAGACGTAGAGCTTTACTTCTACAAAGACCAGAGGGTCTGGGACAGCCGACATTCTGGTAAAGTAGCATTCGCTTTGGGGCCTGTGGCTATGTTCCGGTCAGAAGAAGATATGACCCCAGAGAACATCCGGCACGAGCTGAAGCACTGCGAGCAAATCCAGAAAGCAGGAGGGTTCCGAAAGTTCTTTTTGAAGTACCGTTACGGACAGCTCAAGGCGTTGATCCTCACGGGGGACATAGACATGAATCCCCTGGAACAAGAGGCACTGGCGGCTGAGTAAGGTAGAAGAGGCACAGGAGAAATCCCGTGCCTCTTTTTTTGGTTCTAGGCAGCGAGGATGGCGCTGATCTGAGCCAGCTTGTTGTTGGTCCGCAGATCAATTTGCGCGAAATCACCAGCCGCGCCGACGATGGGGGCCGCGATGGAGTAGTCCACCGTGGTGTCGTCGATGAAGTTGATGGTCGCAGCAGCGCCGCCGACAGTCAGGCTGTGGCCCGCACCGTTCAAGAGGCCCGAGGAACGCTCCGAGGCATGCGCAGCTACGATCTGATCACTACCGACATCCCACACAGCGCGGGCAACCGCTGCGAAACCCGCATCGAGATTGGCGATAGCACCCAGCGTCGCCCAGGTATGCGCAGCGTTCGCGAAGTCGCTCACGAGAGCAACGTTAGCGGGAACGAAACCCGCCGCGTAAGGATTGGCACCCGTGGCTGCCGTGAACGTGATCGCCTGAGGATTACCGACACCGGCGTCAGCCAGAGACACCGTCATGTAACCACCCGTATTAGCGTCACCACTGAGAGTGGGGTCTGCGGTAAGTAGGTCAATGCGCAGGAAATTATTAGGATCTGCCGCGTCACCAAGAGTGACATGGTCCTTCACTTGGCCGCCCAGGAGGTTGACTCCCGTGATGATCCCGTTGGCGACACCACCACCGACAGACAACGGGCTCGTAGCGGTATCGATGAAGCTCAGCATCGGAACGCCTTCGTACCCGAATTCGTCGACACGCTCGTCTCCGTCAGAAGACTCCACGCTCCAGCGGAGGAGCCCCGAAGCTTCGAGACCCACCATCTGTTCACGGAGGCGCTCGAGCTGACCACGCGTGACATCCGTTTCGACATCGGTGGTCGGAGTCGTAGCGGGAAGAAGGATGACGAGCTTGTCATCCGTGGGGAACGGATCCTGAAGCGTCACGTCATTGACCAGGGCCGTAGCGATTAGTTTGGGCATCTTTCAAACCCTCCGTTGTAGGGAGTAGAAACTCTCCTTCAATTTCGTTGAACCAAGTATAGGGCGTCTGTTGGTCTTATACAAGACGAAGATTCCTACGCTCCAATGAGAACTCGGATACTCGAAATGTTAGGCACCATGGACGAGATGGCGCTCGCGAATCCTCCAGGTTGGGGAGCCATGGCGGGGCTGGAGGGGCCCCAGGCGGTGGAATGAGTGTGCGTGTCCAGGAGACCAATAAGTGTAGACATCATGGACGAGAACGGCTCAAAGAGCATGGCGTGCATAGTGGCGATAGAGGGGCCAGGGCCTACGGTTCCTCCAAGAGCCACAGAACTGGGCTGTGTCGTATTGAGATTAACGTGAGCTTTCGTGGCGGGGATTCCGAGAGGATTCTCTCCGAATGTGATTGTCCCGTTGTTCACGAAAACGTTATATCCTGCCATCGCCGCAGGGCTAGCACCTGCTGTGGGATTGCCCAGCTCCAGGTAGTAACTTCCGTTCAGGATTTGACGATCCACAGCGACATTCGTGGGGGCTGCCGTGAGAGGGTCACCCCCGGTGATAGTCTCCTGGAAGTTTCCTCCAACTTGTGTGACCTTGTTGCGGTTTATGGTCCGGACTTGATCGTTTCCGATAACCTTCTTGTCACTCTCAGAGGTGTTGGTAACTTTCTCACCTTGGATAGTAGTATTCGAAGACCCGGAGACCTTATCTACGGTGTTTCCAAGAACCCTACGGTAATGGTTTCCGCCGATCTCTTCGCTTCGAGGAGCGCCGTCAGCATTGACGAGCTCGATGCCTTTGACTGCCATGATTTTTATTTGGCCGTCAGGAGTCATTTTGAGCTGCGAAAGAGTCTTTCCGGTTAGCGTCGTGATCCGCATATCGAAGAACTCACCGGAGTCTCCGATGTCTAAGCGGAAGGTCCACTGCTCTTCGTCTCCCCCCGTCTCGTTCAGTTGGTCGGCGCCTCCACGAATCTCGATGTTCCCGCGACCTTCCGCGTTACTGATTCTGAATGTTCCAAAACCGTTGTAATGCTCAAGGTCCTCGCAGATGGTCCGGATGAGATCGTTGTACCCGATGACTTGTATCTGGGCTTTTTCACTGCCGAAGACTCGAGTCTCTTTACCCCGTAAAACAGCAACGTAGTTACCGTCGGGAGACATACGCACAAAGTCCCCCGGAACTACGTCATCAGGAGTTTGGATGTTTTTGTAGTAACCGGGGAGGCCCTGTCCTGTCATGGCCTCGGTGACTAGTTCGCCTTCGGACCCTGCCAGGGAAGGAGGCTTAGGAGCACGCTCTCGTTTCTCACTGGACGCATTGATGTTCAAGACGCCATCGATGTAGGGGAATCCGAGAGAGGTGTCCACTACCACTACGGTTCCAGTCTCTAGAGGCGCGATAGTTCCGGGGTCCTCTACGCGCCGAGGGACTCCTGGAAGACTGCGTCCTCCTGCTTGCCCCGCTACGCCTCCCAGTCCCCGAGTTACCAAGAGGTAGGTGTCGGATTTGGCGTCGTAGTTCTGAACTTCTGCAAGGACTTTCGAACCTGGACCGAAGAGGTTATTTCGCATGGGCTGCTCGCCCAGCGCAGTACGCCTGGTCTCTTCAGAGGAGTCTAGATGGGGGGGTCTCCGTGGCATCGTACGGAGACTATATCAGGATCACGGATATTCGTCACTAGCGTCCAGCTGGTCGTCATTCAGTCCGGTGTTCTTGACGAGTGTGTCTGGATCGCTGTGGACGAAGCCGATGACTTGATCGATAGTAGACCGCGGCACGTTTTGCATCTGCGCCACCGAGGTCGGACGGAATGGCAGGAGCCTGTCGCACATGCCACCCACATCTTCCATGACCATGTTCTGACCCGCAGTGAACCCGACCGTGTAGCTGTTGATCATGGCCAGCTCGGCGTAGAAACCGCCGATGAGGTCGTGCACCTTGTCCTTGAAGATCGCGCCGAGGCCGAATGGAACGTAGTAGAGTTCGGAGTCCAGGTTCGTGAACATGTTATCAAACTGGTTCTCGGCTGCAGGGTCATCCAGTTTCTGGACTTCCACTCCCCCAGCGACGGCGTTGTGGTAGAGCGCCCGCAGGAGATTACGGCCATTGGCGAAAAGGCGGCCAATGCGCCACGTGGTCTGGCTCTTACCGCTGACGTAGAACGTGCGGCCAGAACCAATAGCCATCAGCGGCTGGGTCGGCTTCTGAGACGTAATCTGGAACGTCTGCATCATCCCGATAGCCAGCAGGCTCTGCCACCCGGAGGTGGACTGTTCCTGCACACTCAGCTTCCGTGGAGGACCCGCCAGTACCAGCGTATCATCGGGGTGAGCCGACGTGTACGCTGCGTTATCGGTGACGCGCTCAACAGAGTGCTGTTGGGAAAACCAGTTCCCAATACCCTTCGTGATTCCCAGTGGTACGTTACCTGGCATGATTATCCTCCGTACATCCGCTGTTGCGGGTACATCTGCTGCATCTGTTGAGCTGGCTGTGCGCCTCCGCGCATCATTCCAAGAGCTCCGGCACCCATACCGGCGTAGCCAACCCCCCTACCTATGGCACCGCCTGTACCTTTTCCGCCGAAAAAGAGCGCACCTTTACCTGCGTTGTAAGCACCGGAACCGAGGAGCTTGGCTTTGCCACCGATCCCTTGAGCGCCTTCCCAAGAACGTCCTGCCTGTCGAAGACCGGCAGTGCCCTTGAGAGTAGCCTTGTGCATACCCTTCATGACCTTGCCCGCACCTTGACCCGCAGCGCCCACAGCTCCTCCAGCCATCTGAGAGAAGTTGCCACCACGCATTAACTTGCCCTTGGTTTTACCGGCAAATCGCCCGATAGCCTTGGCTCCTCTAGCTAGCCATGGGGCGACTTTAGCCCCCACCGAAGCAATCCCTGCAATGATCGCGGGAGCGATGGCTTCCTTGGTGAGGTCAGTCTCTGAAGCAGCTTTTACAAAGACCCCGGCCACGTCTTCAGGAAAAAGATCGGCTTGGACAAATGCCAGCTTGACCCCTTCCTGAGAATACCCTCGGTCAAACATCGCCTGCGCTACACCCATCAGGTGTGCCGTTTTGACGATGATGTCTTCACTTACCTTCTCCATCATGCCACCAGGTGCAGGCCAATCGTATTGAGGACCATCGGGAGATCGACGCTGACGTACGCCTCGATCCGGTCCGTGCTCAAGTCTGATTCTTCCACACCATCGATGACCGCGTCAATGAGAGGCGGCCCAATACGCGTAACATAGCGCGCCTTGAGGTTATCGATGGTCGTCCGGATAGCCTGCCGGATGAACTCGATAGCCTCGGGCGTCACGTTCCAGATCCCCAAGAAGGGGAGGAGCGTGTCGAGGAACGTCCAGGAGATGAAGTCGAAGTTCTTCACCACCATGTACTCACCCGTTTCGAGCGCGGTAGTGTCGGTCGTGACCTCGTGGACGCTGTAAGGAAGCGCCGTCGGGTTATCCTGGATGAATACGTAGACTCCGCCGTTGGACAGGTCGGTGATCTGCTGCTCGTTGAAGTACTCGCTCGAGTTGTAGAGCTTGGTGATCCCAGCAATGCCCAGGTTCGTGAAGCCTTGTTGTGAAGGCTGACCGGCAGTCTGCCCACCGACGGCGCAAGCCAGGTAGTAACCCGGCTGCGGATCCGCTTCTGCCGGAGTGCTTGCACCGTAGCGCGGCTTGCTTCCGTCCACGAGACCTGAGACGTCTACTTCATCCGGGTAGGCCAGAAGCAAGCGCTTACTAGCGAAGCTCGAAGCCGTAGAGACCATGGTCGTGACCTGTTCAGTCTTGTCCATGTCTCGCATGATCCGGAAGAAGATTTCTCCGTTGGTGACGTCCTCGAGCTGACCACTAACGAGGGTCCTCTTGAACAGGTGCGGAAGCTCATTGGCTACCGTCGAGGTATTCGAACCTTCGTTTCGGACTTCAATCCGTTCCTGACTGAGAACGGCGTTCACCTCCCAAGTCTGAGACGTGGCGAGATCTCCCCAGTCCCCAGGATCGGATTCACAGTCCACCGGCATCTCCAAGATGTCTCCAGGGATAACGCCATCGGTGATGAACGTCGCGCCCGGGGACTGGAGAATGAGATAGTAGTTGTCCAAGTTTTTGGCTTCGACAACGATGTCCGCCGCTCCCGCAGCGACCGTGATTGCCCCACCGATCTTGGAAGCACCAGTGCTGTCCTGGATATCGATCTGCTGGACGTAGGGGCCAGGAACACCCGTGTTGTCCATGTCGTAGCCGCCTGCCAACCAGTTGTCCCAAGTGTTGGGTCCCGCACCCCACACGGGGAGACCCTGTTGCGTCACAGGTTGAGCGGTGCGCAGATCCACCTCGAAAGACTCAGCAGGTCCAGCTACTGTTCCGTTGTAATGGGCCACATCCCAGGTCATTTCGTGGTTAGCGACACCGTCCCAGAGCTTGACCCAAAGCTTATCACCAGGAACCAACTTCGCACCGGCATTACCGAGGGTCGGCAGAGATGCCCCGGAGATTTCTACAGTGCGGTAGTCATCGTTAACCGGCACGACAGGAGCAGTCCCCGACTTTTGCAAAGTCGAGGCTCCCCCCGTCACGTCCTTGACGATCTTCTGAGTCTCGAGTTCGACCGCCCCCAGAATCACGCGGAACTTCTGTTTGATTCCGTTGGTGAGCACGTAGTTCGGGTCGGACAGGTTCTCGACCGTCGACTTCAGGGTCGCCAAGACCGTGGTGTTGTAGGTCAAGGGGACGATGGCGTAGATATCACGTTCCGCGCTGACACGGTCGATGAAGTCGAGATACGCCAGTTCCTCCGTGGCGAAGTTGCCGAGGCCGTAAACCTTGACCGGAGTCGTGGTGTTGAGGGCAGCCACATACGCACCTACGTACAGAGGGTTACGTGCGTCGAGCTTACCCAGCGTAGTGGTCATCTCAGCAGTCGAAGTCAGCGTGTTGATCTCTTGCAGATCCGTACGCTGCGCCATGTACTCCACGTAGATCTCCGCGTAGGTGATAGGGAGCCCCGTGAGGGTCCCTACATCCACGGTGATACCTGCGTCGATGGTGATGGAGTTACCGCTCACACTGAAATCGGTGCTGTCCAGCTCGACGTCGCTGAGCTCACGCTCGAAGCGCCACTTCTCCGTTGAGGCTCCTGGAGGGGGACCGATATAGTCCGTTGCGAAGTCGGAATTCATCCGAGCGTTGCACCAGTCGTACATCGACCCGGTCGCGGTGTCCTGGCATCGAATTGTCCCACTGGGAGATTGGACAACAACCTGGCATACAGGGGCGGCGAGAAGGTTACCTGGTCCGGGGATAACCTCTTCCACTTCGAGAACTTTCTGGCTGATAACACGCTTGACAGTGTACGAACCGTCCCGTGACGTACCGCCTGCGTCTGCGCTAATTGTCAGAGTGTCTCCAGGGGCAACCCCATTGGTTTGGAAGTTCAGGGCGGCACCTGAGTTGTCATAGAACGTGTAGCACAACTCGCGGACCGTCTTCTTGTAATCCGCCGAAACACCGGCGTTGTACTGAGTAAAGAGCAGATCCCCGGGAGCCACATTCGCCTGACCGAGGTGCTGACCTCCACCACCAGGACCGGTGTTGGCCTCGAACAAATTGTCGTTCTGGTAGTAGCGACCATACGCCGGAGCCGAACCATCATGCTCCGCTACGACCGCCCTGGCCTCGTCAAAGAAAATCCGGACACTGTCGGCATCCAGGATCGCCCCCGACTCAACATTCGGCGGATCCGACAACGTCACAGCCGTGGGTGCCGTGTAGTTATCACTTCCCGGCACAGGAATGGCGCCATCTTCAACGCCGTAGTCGGAACTCGCTTGGCAATCGGACTTGTCATCCAGGTAGTCCAGAATCTGATACGCGTAGCCCACTACGATGACGTTCAGGTCCGGAATGTCAGGGGCTACCGTGATGCTTTCGTACTCCTGAAAAACAATCACGTTAGGTCGTTGCATAGCCATGGGGTCTCCTCCACGTCTGTACGCGTCTATGTGCTCGTCCAATTATACGGTCAACCACTGTGATCGCGTAGTGCAATTTCGTGGTAGACCAATTGAGCATTCTGCGCATCTTGAATCTGCAGCGCGATTTCTCGCAAGAACGGAGCGATGGGACGCGTGGTCCAACGCAAATCAAACTGCACGTTGAACTCAATAGTCGTTTGCCAGATGGTCTTGTCTTGCATCGTCTGGGGCTGCGTAGGACCCAGGACGGGGTTTGAGATTTCGTGGAACCCGAAGTCTTTCCGAAAGAGATCTCGAGTTGCGAGCACAAAGAACCAAGCCGTGTCTGCTAGAACACTGCACTCCCCTGCTGACTCCGACTCCACCAGAAACGACATGGGCATGTTCGCCATGGCGTGATGGGCCTTGAGTCCGGAAGGGATGTACTTCCCAACGAAGTTGTCCACGTGGTGTTTCATAGGCGTCAACGCGCCGCGGTCTACGTAGATTGCGGGACGGTAATTTCGTACCTGCTTCTCAACGTTAAATGCCGCCTCAATGAGCAGCTTTCTAGGGACCCCGTCTTCACTACGTGGCTGCCCGTCCTCGTCGTCATCGGGTTTTAAATCAGGGTCCCACACCCAAGGAAGTGGCTCTCCAGGGTTGTCATTGAAGCGGTATCGAAGCGCTGCTATCCAGCACCCGATCACGGCGAGGGGCGTCCCCGGCATGATATCTTGGTGCTCCCCCTCCAAACGAGGCTGGTTAGGAGGCTGCGTTACTACCACTCCACCCATTACATCCTCAGAACCAGAGGGGGTCGTGCCAAGGATCAACTTCAGGTCCGTACTCTCTCGAAGATCTGGAGAGTTCGGAAACCTGAAGTTCCTGATGCACGTCCACCGACTGTAGTTGTGTTGGGTTTGACATCTCAACAATGTAACGCGTGTCGTCACGCAAAAAGACGAGAATATCGTCTTTCTCCACACGCGGAATGTTGAGCATAATGACCGAAACCTTGTTCACATCTACGTTCCCTTCAGGCGCTATCTGCGTCTGTACTGGAGAACGTTGACGTTGTGCGTATCCGTAAACAGGGTCCCAATACCCTCCCAAGAATCCGGTACCCCAACAGTACTTACAGTGAGCACGAACTACCTGCGTGGTTCCTTTCGAAACACAACGGTTACACTTTACACCCCATCGACGCTGTTTGAGCACTGCGACTTCGGTCCCTACAACTAACTTCAAAGCCTTCGCAGCATCGCGAATGAGTTTTCGCTGAATACCCTTGCGCCTTCGGTCCAGACCCGGCTCTAATTGCGCTACCGTTTCCACAGTTTGCGCGCCAAACCGACACACCACTTTGTAATAGATGACGCGGGTGAGAGAGAACAGATTGAGATCCCGGCGTTCACCACCCACCACAGTGGGCTGATTGAAGTTTTCATCTACGTAAAAGAAGGTGTCTTGGAGGTCAGTAGTTAACTCTTCCCAGGGGCCTTCTGAAGATCCTGCCCGGTAAACATCAAAAAAGAAACCCTCACCGGCGGGAGGCTTTCTGAGAGTCCACTGGATGAATACTCGGCGAGGGAAAGACGCAACGGTCCGGGTCACCTCTACGCTGAACTCTGACGGTAGCGGAGAGGTCTTTTGCTTACCATAGGTCTGCGAGTAGGGCGTTCCCATATCCTAGATGAAGTCTTTCATTTGAGGGACGTACTTTTTGGGAATCTCCGCGTACTGCGGATACCCCATCAAACGAGGGTCCGGTTCAGGCTGGTATGGCGCCTGTGGGGTCTGGTAAAGCAGCTCCGGATACGCTTCAAGAAGCTGATTCAGCTCTTCAGCTTCCTGCTGAGCCTTCTGCTCCCCCTTACCCATAGCCGTGGCGATACCGCCCACACCTGCTGCCCCAAGACCGACGCCAAGCTTTCCGCGGTGAGCCATGAGGAGATTCTTGAGCTTCGTACCGCCGCCCCGGAACACCTCTCCCATAGGCGGAACAGGCCCGGCAGCAGACTTTTCGAAGACTTTTTGCTGGTCCAAGAACTCGGCAATTTTTTCACGCAGAGCTGGGCTCATGTTCTTCCTCCTAGATCTTCCGATACCAGCGGCCTACCCACTTGTATCCAGAAGAGATACCACCGTACGCGCCGCCGCCCCCACTCGTCAAGCCGCCCCACCCACCTTCCATGTTGGCTTGCGTCTTAACAGCGCGGGCAATTTTCTCGAACTCTGCGCAGAACCAATCCGCCCAACGCATGTAGAGAGATTCTTTCTCATCAAGCCCGACTGGGGCTATCCCACCGTCTTGAGCTTGGACCTGATTGCGCAGTTGTCGCGCACCTTCAGAGCGGAACAGGATACAACACACACCGGTCAGGAGCATCCACGCATTCATCTGCTCAGCGTAGATATTCGTGATAGGTGTCATCACATTGTACTTAGAGACAGCCAAGTCAATGGCGTTGTTGATCTCGGTGTCGTCCCACTCAACGTCCTCGAGAAGAGGGTTCTTCTCAGGCTGGTCCCTCAAGAACATCCGGATAATATCCATTGTGAGAGGGGCAGCGTTGGAGTTAAGCGCAACAACCACTAGAGCACCTGTTCTTTTACGAGGTAAAGCGTCACATATTTATCGGAACCCACAGGAACTCCCGAAGCCGTTTCCTGGACCATAACTTCTTCCGTCGCCAAGAAAGGAACATCCACGGCATGTTCATCAGCGGCACCACTCACTGCGGCTAGGATCTTCCGGGGGTTCGCACCACCCTTGTCTTGCAGGTACACATCAACGGTAGACCCGGCCCCGCAAACGAGGCTCACAGACTTGAGAGTTACGTTTCGAGGCCCAGGAGTAAACGCAAAGACGCCCCCGTCATCTTGTACGGCTTGAGCAACCGTCGGCTGTACGAACTTAGGGGTTCCTGCAGCAACGAAAGGAGCCCCAGTACCGGGCAGCGTCACGGAGAAAGCAGCAGCGACGTTTGCGTCAGCGGCAAGCGCGGCTTGAAGGAGCGCGTAAGTCGTGGTGCCCGGGACGTACTCGATGAAAATCGTCCAGGGGGCACCTACACGCACGGTTAGCGCAGCACCTTCAGACATCACTACCTTAGTTCCGAGGCCGTCTACGGTAGTATTCAACGCTTTCAGGACCACCTGCGCGTTAACGTCAGCAGGGTCTCCGATAAGACATTCAGGTTGGATGTCGGAGTACATGTAAACGCCGTCAGCGTAGTAGGCACCGTCCAGGGGATCAATCTGCGGGGGGCCAGTAATCACCGGCGCAACACCATTGAATTGGGCTGCCAACTTCACACGTTGACGCACCGCAACCAGTTCGTTTCCGATAATCGTCTTCGACTCCACAGTCCGGGTCGGAATGCCTGCCATGACGTAGCCTCCTAACCAAAAGCTGCACTAAGTATAGCGCAGATCTACTTGTTTTTCTTGTCCAATACGTCTTCTAGGACTTCCCGTAGGGCGTCCTCGACGGTAGCGGTATCTACGGAGGTGGTTTCGGTCTCGATGCGGTTTAGCGTCTGGCGTTGTGACTGCTGTTCTTCTCGCACTTGGCCCACTGCGACCTTGAGCTCTTCTACAGCCTTACTGGACTGTTTCGCAGTCTCTTCTAAACGTACATGGGAGTACACCCATCCCCCACCCGCAGTAATGAGGAGGAGGATCATACCGACTAGCCCGCGAAGAAACCATGTGCCCCAGAAGTTTACCGTTTTCTCCACGAGATCGATCCTTTCCTCAGACGTGCACACGTGGTGCCCTGCAGCATCTTTAGCACTTGATGCTACGTCCTGCACGCCCGTGATGTCTTTTCCAAGATCACGGCGCACATCTGTGATGTCCTCGATAAACTCGGAACGCAGCTTATCGAGCTGGGTTTGGAGGTCTTTAAATTTCTCTTTAACGCTTTCGAGCGCGGGTTTGTAGTGCGCCTTGTCGACTTTGCCGTGCTCGAGTCGGCTGAGTTCCCGCTCGATCCATTTGAGTCCATTGCCGTTACTTGTCGAAAACGAACTCCGGGGGGTGGCCGGAGGTCGGGAATCCATCGAGTCGCCCATGACAGTACCTCAAGTCTCACGTCGTGATCTCCCGATGCTCGGGGCCAAATTCATTTAACTTCTGAAAATGTACAGCCCAGCTTCGCCCATCATCGAGATCGAAGGTATCCACCCATTCTCCGTTGGCATCCGTAGTCGTGTGCGCAACCCACGTACTGGTGTCCCCCGCCAAGAACTTCTCGAGTTCAAAAATCCGAATCTCCACTCCTTCGACAGCTACTCCTGAAGGAGACACTACCGCCATATCCCCGACATGCGGGTAATCGTGGTTTACAGAGACCGTCATGTACTGATCTCCACGGTTTTTTCAGCGTACGTGAGGTTCCTGTTGAAGCTGACTACCCAGTCAGTACCGTCTGGTAGGTAGAGAGGGTCGAGCCACTTACCTTCACTGTCCGTAACGGTCGCGCCAGTCCAAGAGTATTCGTCACCAGCAGGAGGATAGGAAGCGGCAGCGTAAACTCTGATACGGACGTTCTTTATAGGTAGGCCTGTATCCTCGTCGGTCACGGAGAGGTTACCGGGCGTAGGATAGTCATGATCCACCTTCGTAGTCATACCCAAAAGAATACGACGTGGAACGTCGAATCACAACAACGATGTGGAAGGAAGAGGGGAGGTTTAGAGGTTCTCGATAGCCCACTCGAGGACCCGACCGGCGAAGGACTTGCTCACGCCTGCTTCGACAAGAGCATCTTCGTCGGCGTCGGCGAGCTCCTGGATAGTCGTGAAGGAGTCCAGCACCGAGTCGACGTTCTTCTCAGTGATACCTGGAGCATCGAGGAAGAGCTCGCGCAGTTCGGAATCCGAGTCCTGGGAGTCATCCGCGGGAGGTTCCTCTGGGGGCGGCTCCACCGGAGGAGCAATCGGCTCCTTGGGAGGCTCAGCCGGAGGCGCAGGAGCAGGCGCGGGAACGGGGGCCTTCTCCTTGACAGTCGGCGTCGTCATCTCGAGTTCGCCGTTCTGGACGCCTTCCATGATCCGAGGATGGCGTGCAAGGGACGGGTGCACAGGCTTGGTCTGCCCAGCATCCAGCACCAATGGCCTCCCCGTCCCATCACGAAGGCCCGAATAGGCCCTACGTGCTTGGGTCGTATTCGTCAACTTCGCGTACTTCATTTTTGACTCCTCCAGTAGGAAGGGTAGGAAAGCCACTGGCTACTCCGTCACAAGACCAGTTCGATTAGAACTGGATCTCTTGCATCGACAGCCGGTTACCCACTCCGATGCCCAGAGCCTCGTAGCTCCAGAACATGATGACGTCGGCTTCCTGCTTGATGAACAGGGTGGCGTCCTGCAGGAGATAGAAGTTCCCGAGGAAGTTGTTGGGCTTCTGTGGCGAGAAGATCCACGCCTTGTCCTGGTCGTAGATGTCACCCTTGATCGTGGTGACGACCGGGATGCCCCACAGCCGCTCGGTAGCCTCGATGCCCTGATCGAAGTGGCGGGTGGCGATGTCATCACCGACCGTCACGGCGGGCAGGTCCAGCGCGTCGAAGTAGCGGTACTTCGTCATCAGCATCTTGCCGATGGGACGCCGACGACCAATCATCTTCTGCATCGCACGCTTGAACGTGGAGCTCTGGAAACCACCACCGGTACGCTGCTCGACCGGGTTGGCGTTGATGATGTCCGTAACCAGCTCGTTCCACTTGCTGTCTTCCTCATCGGCCATGTCCTTGACCGAGTTGTCCGACAGGATCTTGCGGATGTCGCTGGTGTAGGTCATCAGCTCCCACTTGTTCTTCGTGAAGCGCTGAGACTCGATCTTCCCGAAGTAGATCGCATACCGCGGACCCTTGAACCAGGTGCGCGGACCAACGCCCTGGAACTGGACGAAGGTAGCGTAGGAGTCAGGCTCCTTATCGATGATCTTCTTCGGCTGATCCGTATCTTCGTCCCGGTCGATCTCTTCTTCAGAAATACCTTCCGGGGCGAGGATCTCACGCACTGCCGCTTCTTGGCGCAGCTTCTCGCGGATGAACGCGGTGCTTTCCTCTGCGGCTTCCTTGACGCGCCCGTCCTCGATCTTCCGCACAAAGCTGGAGTTCACGAGCTGAGCGGTCACTTCCGGAGTTTCAACGTTGTAATCCATGACGCGCCCTCCTATTAGCGACCGTTGCTCTGCGGCATGATCACGTCGAGCGTGCCGTCAGAGTTCACACCGTTGGGGCCCACGAAACCGATGAGCGGCTCACCGGCGCCAGCGCCGACCGTCATCCTCTCGATCAAACCCGCGTCACCCACCGTCCCCACCGTGAGGGGCTCGCCGGGATTGTACACGCCTGCCACGTACTGTTCGGTCTTCATCTCAAGACCGCCTTCGAGGCAGGTAATACGGTGCAGGAACGCACCGTCGTAATCCATGTCACCGTCGACCGCAACAGCGAACATGAACGGGTCGTTGGCCGTCCAAGTTGCGCGGTCTCCCAGGACGGCTTCACCGGCGGCGTCCATCATGACGATGGTGCCGGGGCGAATCGTACCTGGAGTCGGCGTGCCACCGGTCCCCGGACCCGGGGCACCAGAGACGTCCAGGATGACCATAAGACTCGCAAGCGCGTTGGGGTGCGGGTCCCGGGTCACAATGTCGAAAAGAGAGTTCAGATTGCTCATCGCATCCTCCGTTTAAGGTCCAGTGACCCAACTGATGAAACGCGCGTCAGCGGACTCTCCTGCGGACGCCGTCTTTTCCGTGTCTCGTTCTTCTGGACCGCCCATGGAATCCACGCCGGTAGACTCACCGGCGAACTTTCCGATCATCTCAGCCACTTCGGGGTCGAGTCCCGCGAGCTTCTCGACAACTTTCTCATCCGGGTTCTCACCGGTGATCATGCCGATCTTTTCCGCGAGGTTCTTGGCAGCCGTCGCTCGCTTCGTCTGTTCCTCGTTCTGCTTACCGGACTCGATCTGCTCAACATAGTCCGCTAGCTTCTCGAGGACCGTAGCGATCTTCGGCAGCATTTCGGCGTCGATTTTCATCGCTTATCCTCTCCTACAAGTCGCCGACGAAGCGCGTTCAGTCCTTGGACCGCAACCAGCACCTGCGCACACTTCTGCGTACGTTCCTGCTGCACCTGCTCCGAGGCCTTGCGAAGATCGCTGGCGAGCTTCCGTAGTTGCTCAGCAGTGGTCATTTCGAAACCGCCTCTTTCACTTGCGACCCAAAATTCATGACCTCATTATAGGTCACGGGAGCAAAACTCCCATCCCTAATTTCACGAGCTACCTTAATGAGGTCCTTCGCTACCTCCGCGGACATCGAAGCTTCGGGGAGTGCCGCCGCTTGCTTCTCCAGTCGCGAAGGTTCCACAGCCGACTTCACAGCCGACATGACTTCACGGACGTTGGGCAGACGCTTCATGCCGTCGCTCCTTCAACACCATAACGCTTCACCATGACCTCGTAGGCCATCTTATAAAGCTCAGCGTAGGTGCGGATGGTGTCGTGTCCGTACATCTTACTCTTGAGCTTGAGCGAGCGTCAGGAGAGCCTGAACTTCGCCAGCGCCTTTGAGGAACTCGACCGACGCGGTCTTGTGGACCTCTTCCAGAGCAGCCTGCTGCCCAGCTTCGTACTCTTCAGCAGCCAGCTTCTGCAGGAACTCTTGAGCTTCCGCGTCACCGGCCTCTGCCAGCTTCACGATCTGCTGGAACTGCTCTTCCTGCGAAGCTTCTTTCTGCTGACCTTGAAGAGCCTCGGTGGCATCTGCGTGTCCCTGCTGGGCAGCTAGCTTCACCGCGTCAGCGAGAGGGCTCGTATCGATAACCGACCCGACCTTCTCGTTGAGCTCGTTCCACCGGCGATGAGCGGAGTCCGCAAACGCAATCGCGAGGTTGCGCACGTGCGACTCTTCCGCTTCCTTGTCCAGCTCGGTGAGCTCTTCGGCCATCTTCACGAGACCGTCGATGGGGTTGCCCTCGGCAACGGCAGCTTCTTTTTGCTGACCTTCCTCGAGCAGATCACCCAAAGCCCCCTTCAGCTCGTCCGTGTTAACGGGCGCAGCAGCGTCGCCTTCGCTGGCGGTTTTCTCGCTGCCAGAACCCTCAGGATTGAATTGCTCGATCAGCTGTTGCAACTCCATTTTTTACCTCGCTTCAAGTTACGCACCCAATGATAGGATGCACAACGAAGTTTTACAAGAGAGGTTTTCACCCCTCCCAGATCAACACTCCGATTTTCGTTGCTACCTTATCCAAGTCCACATCAGGAAGCTCGACAGTACCGGATGGTGTCGGCATGTCAGGTTCCAGTAGCTCAGACATCTTTACTTGCTCGGCAGCCAAGTCCCGCATCGCGTCCTTGACCTTTTCGGATGCGGCTCTTGCCTTATCTTTTACGAATTTTCCGGCACGAGAGGCATGCCCTACGCCCTTCTGTACAACAGGAAGACGTCCCAGCCCTTTGAGAGCCATCGTGCCACCTACAGCGGTGATGATCGGATGCTCATGTGCGAAGCCCTCCACTCGGTCCAGTAGTCTACGAGACAACGGAAGTGCCGGGTGGCCAACGGGCTCACCACGCCGGAGGCGTGATTGGTAATCCAATCCCAGCGCGGACATAGCTGCCAGCGTACCTAACGCAGGCAACGCAAGAGACTTGGTAACGTTACCCACGGACGCCTGCTTCGGAACCATCTCGGTGAGCGTGGGGATAGGCACCCCCTGATCAGTCATGTAGTGCGGACCCATCTTCGGGAACTGCGTCACTCCGAGTGTCCCTAACGAAAGAGCCAGCAGGGGTTTAAGCTTCCCGTGCCCTAAACGTTCAAGACCGCTCCCCAGAAGCTTATACGACCCCCCGAGAAGCGCTGCTCCTCCAAGGGCTTTCAGCAAGTTCTTCTTGGCGATCTCATCATGCGCGGAGATAGCTGCGCCTCTCGTAGTCCCGTACACCGTCCCTGTCGCGGGGTCCGTGACCGTGAGGGGAGACGTACGAGGGTCGGGAGTGTCTCTCAAAGAGGTCGGGGTGAGTTGTCGTTTCAGGTACTGGGGAATACCCGAGCGTTTCTCGAAGTAAGCGTCCACTTCTTCGGCGATCTTCGGATCTACATGTTCGACCCCCAGGTCTAACATTCCAGACTTTACCATCTGGTCCAGAACCTGCGGGCAGTCCCCCAAGAAATCCATAATGGGACGCTGGATAGCTACGCACTTGTCTAGTACGTCGTCGCCCAGCTGCGCCTTGGGGAAGGACTTGTAGACCACGATCTTGGTAATTTCCGGCGTCGAAAGCGACATCCCACCCGCCATCAATGTGGAAAGCACCTTGTTAATTGGGTGAGCTGAGAGATTCCGCAGTGTGTCGTCTGGGAGTTCAGGAGCACACTGGGCTGAGGAGAGGATGGTCTCGCGCATGGCCTTCAAGTTGTGCACATCCGCGACATCAAAACCCTCAGTCTTAGCATCGACAGGATACCCTTGCACAATCTTGTCGATGACCGCTAGCTTACGCGCTGCAAGCTTCCGCTCCGCCATCTTATCCAGGTACTCCCCGGCGTTTGCGCCTGAAATTTCGTAGGGAGCTTCCGCGACCTTCTTCATCATGTAGGCGGTCGGGTCGGCGGGTTTGAACACCCACGAGATATCAAAGAACTTGGGCTTAGGGTTCAGAGCGCAGACGGTGCGCCCATCCGGCAACGTCTGCTTCATCTGAAACTTCAGGTGGTCGCAGTACTGCGCACGAGTAGGCGCACGGTTCCCGCAGATGTTGCACACATCGTACTTCACCCTGGTCCCCATGCTCACAGGAGGGAATTCCCCGGCTTCTATGCGCTGGGCCAGGTCAGGAGCCTTGGCGTTGTCCAAGTCAATCAGGAGCTCTACACGGTGCATCGCCGGATTCCAGAACGCCTTCATGACCTTTCCGACGGCCTTCTTCGGATCTTTGTTTACGTGGTGTCGGTAGTTGTAACCGAACTGCTCGAAAGTCTTGTAGTGGAGCGGAAGGGTATCGTCGGGAGCAATCCATGGAGGAGACATGTCCTCTTTGAAAGGATGCTCAGGGAAGCCGTCTCCGTTCCGGTTCTCTCCGTACGTCTCCCAAGCACTGACTGCCAAGACGTATACGATAGAGTGTCCTGGGATCGGCTCAATCGTACGGAAGTAGTCGGACCCTACGCTGGCGTACTTTGTCACCTCTTCCTGACAGACGCGCCCGTTGGCCCAGAGCTTAACAGGTTGAACAGTGAGCTCCCCGGTGGGGAAATACGGATCCAGGTGTAAGACTTTTGAAAGCACTACAGCACTTCCCTCAACAACTCTGAGATATACTCACGACCGAAGAGACGCACAGCTGCTGTCTTCTCGGTCTTCAGTGCACGGTCCAAAGACGCGTCCACAGCTACCGCTGCTGCGATCTTAGCTTTCATCTCATTGGGGATCTCAGGCATTTCCAAAGATGCAGCCATTTTCACGACTAGCTCGCAGACATCCCCCTCACTGTCGGAGGCGGCTTTCTCTAGGATTACGTCGTAAAGCCCGCTCGCTACCTTGGCGCAAGTTGCTTGGGTCTGCGCACTTGCGACTTCGGACGCGACTTTCACTGCGAGGACATCCATCTTACCGATGCTGTGTGCGATGCGAGAAACCTCTTCCGCAAACTTCCGCATGACTCTTAACCTTTCAGGTTAGCCAGCGCCAAGAGTCCGCGCGCAACTTTCCGGTTACTCAAGTGGCGAGATGCGATCTTCTCGCCCACAGAAAGAGCGATATCGCCGAACTCGAACCGTGACATCCCAGTCTGAGCTGTAGTGATCGCATCCGCGTTCCCGGTAGCCATCGCCACTTTCAGGTTTTCCGGAAGCAGTTGATCCAGGATTTCGAATTCGGTCATTGCATCCTCCCTAGAGCCTTGTTAATCGATTCTTCCGTTTTTGCCAACTGTTGAACAGTCAGAGGGTTGATGCCACCTTCCGACTGGGACGCCTCACGGAGAAACGACGTGACAACGTTGGGATCAGTGCTGAGCGTTGGAGCAAACTTCACCATCGTAGAGTACGCCTGGATAGTGGATCCGGGATTGACGCGCTCTTGAACGGATACGATAGGGTCGTAACTCATGATGTGATCAACGATCCCTTCTCGTTTTTTGTCCAGGACCATGCGCTCTTTAACGCTTCGTGCAGTTCCCCGAATGAGCTTCCCAAGCGCTTCCAAGCCGGATTGTGCGACGCCCTTTCCAAGGGCGGACGCAAATCCTGTCTCGGCACCTCCCACTAGATCCGCATAACCGGGCAAACCCTCAGACGCTGTTTTGTTGAGGGCTATCTTTTCTCCAAGATAGCGTTTGCGGGTGCTGAACGCTTCGAGCTCAGCGTAGACAAACTTCCCCCCGGGGGCCCCCGTGTAGTTCTGCATGATCTCTGCCTCCAGCTTACGGCCTTCTCTACCTGCTCGAGGGACAGCTGCGGCGGTACCCAACACTCCCGCGGTACCCGCGGCAATGCCGGTAGATTTCTTGGGGTTGTCCTTGATCCACTGCAGCACTTTTTTAAAAGCGCCTGGTGCAGTTTTACCTGGTAATGCTTTCGGCATCAAAGATCTCCCAAACTTTCCGCGATTTTCTTTTCGCAGAGGTCACACTCCTCGTACACCAGCCGTGCAGCGGCAGCAGTCTTGACGTATTTGAAAATCTCTTGGGTGTCTTGGTCCATCACTGCCACATGTCGGTCTTGGATTTCGGACAGTTGAGTATCCGGGTACGCCGCGACCTTGTCACCTGTCACCATAGCCCGCAAAGCCTGCACTTCAGGGGCCACATCCGTATTTGCGGACAGTGCATCCTTCTCGAAAGAAGGAAACGCTTCTGCTATCTTCAAACCGTGCGCTTTTCGATAGCAGGAAACCGCCGTCTCCATAGCCATCTTCCAACGCTGGCTAGCCTGGCGTCCTTCCATTCGGAAACGGTCAGAAGCTCTCTTGAGCTGCATCGCTAACTCGGGTTTGGAATAGCGAGGCTTTTCCGGCTGAGGTTCTGCTGATGCGACTTTCACCTGTTCGATGGTGTACAGATCACTGTAGTAATCGGAAGTGCGGCTGTACCCTGCGGTCTTCTCCGAACCCACTTTCAGAGACTTAGCGTCGTCGTACAGCGCTTCGATAACAACCTCGGCGTCGCCTGGATCGAAGGTGATATTCCGATCCGAGCCTTCCTTCTGCTGAAAGACCTTTCCGAAAACTTGCACGTTCGCGACCCTCACCAGTGTGCGAATCTGCTCCGGGTTGAGGTTGTTATCAGCCGCGACCTTCTGCGAGAGTTGATTGATAGTCTGGTCGCAGTCCGGAGAAATAAACTGGGACGCAATCTTCTCAGCGGCTTTTTCGAAATCGGTCTTGACTAACATATCGCCCTCGCCTCAGTGGTAGATGTCACTGGGATCTATGCCCAGGTCTTCGGCGCTGATGGTTGCTTGACGTTCTTCGATAGCCATCATGGCTTCGCTATCCGCGTCGATACCACCCTCAGCATCCTTACGCGCTTCCAGATACTTGATGCTGTCTTGCATCCATAAACGCGACTGTTTTGTTACATCCGCAGTAATAGAGTTACCTCTCGCGTTCGCACTTAAATAATACGCAGTTACTATGAAGTGCTCTATCATTTTTTTGGGATCGATCTTAATGTCTTCATTCCCCATCCGGAAATGGTGTGACAAAATTTCCGGCCCGTGGGTAAGCCCCATTTGAACGCACTCGCGCCCGTGGTCAGACAAAGCCTTGTCGTTATGCAGCAGCTTGCGTACGTAGGTAAGGCGCTCCAGCTTGTTTCTGAACTGCGACGAATCCATCACCAACTTCTCAACGTGTTCCAGAACCCGCAGATCAATCTCTAGAACTTCGCTGATACGCTCAAGGGTGGATTCACAGTAGAGGAATGCTTGGATAACTTCCCGGTGTTCACGTACGCGCACAATGTCCAAAGCGTATTCGATATCTGTGTCTTGGGCTTTTCCGACTACCACATTGTAGACATCTAAGAGATACGACCCCTTTTTAGGAGGTTTCCCCTTGTCTACTGCCTTAAGCAGAGCGTGCCATCGCCGCTCCGGGTTGATGTCCCGTGCAGGCATTAAATCTCCGCGGCAGGCCCTTGCTGTGCTTGTGCGTCAGGAAGTGTGCTCACTGCATTTTGGCTCAAGTTAATGACCACATCCCCAAGAGACTTGAAAACTGTCCGGAGTTTGTCTTCCAAGACAACAAAGGCTTCGTCGCCTATTGATTTCTTCGTGTCTCCTTCGGTCATCCACAGAGTCAGCAGTACCCGGCCCACATTATCGAGGCATTTCTCCATGTTTGGGACGTATGTCGAAACTACGTCTTGGAGAACGGGGGCTGCTGCCATCATAGAAATTGCGGCGGTATCGAAAACGCCCTCATCTTGCAAGCCCTCTGCTTGGTCGATGAGCTCCGGATTGATCTGATCAGCTACTATGTCAGGGGTCAAATTTTCACCCTGGTCCATGACTGGCATGGGGGGAGGTGGCTCTTCCATGGGCGGCTGAGGAGCAAGCATCTCTGCCGCTGCCGCGGGTGCCCCAGTAGCCTCAGGAGGGACCATCCCTCCCGCTGATTGTCCGATCTCCGAGGAGCGCTGTTGGATACCTTGGAGCAACCCAACGAGCTGCTGCGTCTGCTGTGCCTGTTGCTGCATCGCTTGCTGTGTTTGTTCAGCCTGCGACTGCATCTGCTGCATCTCCATCTCACTCTGTTGTTGGAGTTGCTGCACTGCTTCAGTGATCGCCAAGTCTGTGGGGCTCAGTGACGGTTGCTGTGGGGGCATCTGCCCCATCGACGGATCCATTTGCCCCATCGACGGATCCATAGCGCCCTGCGGCGGCATCTGACCCGCTGGCATCTGAGCAGTCTGCTGCATGTCCATGGGAGACTGCGCCTCTTTGTACAGACCGGACAAGAAGTCCCCAATCGCATCCCCGCCCTTAACAATTCGGATATTCGCCTTACCGTGGTCCTGCGCCTCTTTGAGGATCCCCGCCGCCTCTGTTGCTGGGATGTGGTAGTGCGTGGCAACCTTTTCCAAGGCGTCTACGAAATTGTAGGAACGCTCCCCATTTTCTACACGCCAGAAGCCCGCACCATCGCTACGCACTGTCGCGACTTTCGCCCCACCTTCCTGCATTTTTCCGTCGAGCCAACGAGTAATGAGCTTAGGGTCGCGCATGACCGAATTGCGCTTCATACGCTGACGAGCCTCACTATCGTAATTGGTGGGGGAATTCTTGTCCGTGGCATTCGACATGAGATTGACCCATGTCGTGTTTTTCGGCAAGAACACCACCTGACCCTTCACCGCTGCCTCCATGTACTTACGGGAGGGGTCATCATCAATAACGTAACGACAATCACTGTACTCCCGAACGTACTTCTCTTTCCCACCATCGCTAATAGCGAACTGGATACGCATGGGCTCCGTCGCTTGCGGGTTCTTAGAATCCGGAACCAAGAAGAACCCGTAGGAATTAGCCTTGGGGCGTGTGCTCCCCGTCCCCTTCTCCAGAAGCTTGAACAAAGCGCTGCCCTGAACGTCCTTGTCAAAATTGACAGGCTCCCCCATCAAACCCTCACACACGAATGCTTCTTTCATGTCCTTGCTAATAGCCAAGAACTTCTTGGGGACACGGTGACGTTGCGGTCCGTAGTAGGAACGAATACGGTTATCTCCGTACCTGCTCACAGGCCACGGAACTACAAAATAGACGTCAGGATTTCCGTCTACAAAATAAAGGCGGTACCACCCCCCATTAGCGTCGGGCTCTTGAAGAAAGCGCTCACCCTCCACCTTGATAGCGCGGTTGAGGGTGTTGCCTTCCCGGTTATCCGCCACGTCATAGCCCTGCTTCATGATCGTAGCGAAGGCCTCTTTAGCGCGGTCACCAAAAATTTCCCTGATCTCCTGGGGGGACGCACTTTTCGTGACCACGCGCACACGCGAGGGAGCACTTGCGACTTTCACGCTCTCCGCAACCTTAGTGTATCCCGAGACCATCGCTTCTTTGAGAGGCTTTACCCCGTAAACTTTAGCGATCTTCTGGAGGAGGGGCGGGTGCTTCTCAAAAGCAACCTTTACGCTGTCCAGCAGTAGCTGGTTACCGGAACTCAACATGTTGAGAAACTGCGGGTGAATCTCAAGAGTATGATCTTGTGCGGCTTTCACCATTGCCGCAACTCCGCTGTCCACAACCTCCGCAGGAACGTCTTCAGCACTAGCGTAACCGTAGCGCCCGGTAGTGTAGGGTGGAAGCACGAGGTTACGCACGCTGACATCTCGCGGAACTGTCTGCGGCGCGTTTTCGGCACCTCCCATCTCGTCAAGAGACATCTTGGTAATTTCCTCGAGCCACGCGTTGTCGAGCGGGAGGAAGATATTCAGCTTCTTGTAGTAGAACATCTCTACGGGTTTGAGCTGTCCATCCACAAGCACCACCGGAATGTAGATGGGGAGCTGGTTGTGGAGCACGACAAATGCCCCCACTCCGTTTCCTGCTTCCGCATCCACCTCCAAGATCTTGAACGTCACAACACTCTGCGCAAGTTCCGGGAACTTAGCAAAGAGAACGCTGTAAGCCATTTGCGAGAACCGTTCCTTGAACGACTGTTCGGCTTGTTCAGCCGGAGGCGGTCCTTGCATTCCCTTTTGAACTTGCGGGGACATCGACATAGGCATACGTATTCCTCCCTTAGTGAGGGTCGTCGTGAAGAATTATACTGTTGAAATTGTAAGGAGGAAAGGGGTTACTGCGCGGAAGAGACGTACTCAGTCAGGGTCTGGAGAGCGTTGGCGAGTTCCGCCTTCTTCTCATCGTCGCCCTTCTCGTCATCCTTCTTCTCTTCCCCATCGTCGTCGTCGCTCTTCTCTTCCTTCTTCTCTTCCATCTTCTCCTTCAGCTCGGGAGGCAGTTCCCCTCCGAGCTTAGAGATGGCTTCTTGAAGAAGAGACGAGAGCTTCGAGACTTCGCCGCTAGTAGGGACAGAATCCGTACGTGGTTGCGGCTTCTGCTCACCCATCAGGGGACCCTTGGGCTGCGTAGTTTTGCCTTGGGCAGGGGCGACACCGGACATCGCCTGGTTGTCCGGGGGCTCCGTGTGCCCAGGAGCGCCAGTGTCTCCCGAACCCGGATCAGTGCTCGACTTTTTCTGGAGACGCAGCAGCTCATCGACCTGAGCTGAGAGCTTCGCAACCTCGCTGGGGGTAGCCGCGCTAGCACCTGGAGGCGGGTTCTGCGGCTCTTGAGCGCCGACTTCACCGGGGGAGGTGTCTAGAGTGGTGGTACCCTGCGGACCGACCTTCTCAGACGACGGATCCTTCTTGGCATCGAGGGGGCCCATGCCTCCTTCCATCATGTCTTCTTGAAAGCGGCCATCACCGGTCACGTCCGTACCCGCACCTTCTTCCGCTGCCTTGTGCATCAGGGCAGTAGCGTGAACGGTAGCTGCGGTCTCGTAGTCCACCGAAGCGGCGAGCTTCGGAAACTCTTCATCCTTGTAGTGGCTAGTCTTCTCGGCAATCTCTTCGGCGACATCAACGAGCTTGTCGATGACACCCGCGGCCTCCTCAGCCGAGAGACCTTCTTCACCGCTGATCTCCGGCATCTCCTCTTCGGGGAGCTCATCCGCCACGGCATCAGCAGCTTCTTCCGCGATCTTCTCGGTAGGCCAGCTGATCAAGCCCTGACGCACGAGCTCATGGTTGATGCCCCTGACGTGTGCGCGTTTGAACAGTCCCATGATATTTCTCTCCTAGTCGGTTAGGGCCTACTGGCCGCCTACTTCTGGGTCCCTTGTTGGAGTAGGGAGGTAATGTCCTCAACCGTGGCGAGTTTCTCTTCTGTGTACGCAGCACTCTGTTGCACTGCCGTTGCTTCGTCCACTCCATGTTCCAGAAGCGCACGCTTTACGCCTTCAGCGTAAGCAACTTTCAAAAGGGTAGCGGTAGAGTCCATCCGTCTCCTCCAGTAATCAACGCCAAGTATATGGCGATTCGTTGTTATATCCAAGAGGCAAATTGCGCAACTGTTCATCCGCTCGGGGTGAAACGCGTGTGACGTACTTGGCTGTGCGGCCTAACCCGCGCCCCAAACGTTCCCCTAAAGTTCCCGCAACCATCGAGCCAAGCATTCCAGTGGGTCCCCAAGCGGCTAATCCTAGGGCAGTTCCCCCTAGCAACCCTCCGATACGTTCCGCACGCTCACCAGGATCTCCTCGTACGATGTTGGCAGCCTCTATTGCGGGGAATCCATACAGTAACGCTTTGTTGAACGCCCCCGGTGCCTCGAATCCCTCCCGGAATACGCTGCCCGGTTTGAGCGATTGCTTCATCCGCCACTCATGAGCGAAACGACGAGGTCGACCGATCATGAATCGCTTCACACCCTCTCGGGTGGGGAGCTTCTTAGCGAGGTACTTCCCTAATCGGGAAAGAGCCCTCGGCATAGCCGCCTCTTTAGTAAGGCCCATCTCGGAATACACGGCGTACTTACCAAGATCGTAGGGAGTCATCAGTACCGCCCCTTCTCTCCTCGACCAAAGTCTACGCCATATGCGTACGCAGGAACAGGGTGTGTTCCGTGCAGATTCGAAATATCCCCAAAATGTGCCGCTTCTTGGAGTGTGCTTTTCAAGTTACGATGACCGAGGCGCGCAAGCCAATCCGGATGGAGTAGCGGGGCACGCGAAGCAGGTTTCATGATGAACTCTACCTCTGGAGCACGCGGGGCAATCGCAATGGTCTTTAACCCCTCCTTCTTAAGGTAATGTAATACAGAGGGGGTGACTCTCTGCCCTACAGAGAAGTGAAAGTAGGGCTTTCCTAAAGTTTGTCCGAGAGTCTCGTTGACGGGGACCTCCTTAGTTCCCGAAGCCAAAGAAGAGCGCAACTTGTTATACGAAACCACGTCCCCCTTGATGAACTTATTAGTCGGGTCATCGAGAACGCGAACATGGTTCAGTTCGTTCTTTGCAAGCAACTCAAAATGTCGTTGATCCAGAGTCTTCCCCTGGTTCTCATACAAATCTCGCAGGGTATTTACGAGGTAAAGCCTCCCTGCGGCCAGCCCCTTGTGGCGCACGATTTCATCTGGCTTAGGGATACCTTCGCTAAGGCGGTCGCCCCTTTCCACGGCGTCACCCTTCTTCACGACTACTCCCAAATTAGGAGCTACGAAGTGTTGTGTGTTACCTATGTGTACGTAGGAGCCTCCCTGGGGAGCTTTCTCTATTTTTGATACCTTACCGTCAATGTCCGCTAGCGTAGCTTTATTCATGAACTGCTTGGGAGACTCGATGATCTGTCGGAATCCCGCAACACCCTGCAGGCGCATTCGGTCACCTTTGGCTGTGCGAACTCCGTGCTTGGCATCTAAAGCGAACTGACTGAGCGGTTCCCCCATTGCAGAAGCGGAACGTACTCCTACATTAACCCCTAATTCGTGTACGTTTCCCTTTTCGTTCAGCCCCTGGCACTTTTGACAGACACCATCATCTGCCTCACAAGTCATAGGGGAGCGCACCAACACCCTGGAAGCCCCACTCTTTCGAAGCTTCGTCTGCATATCGGAAGTAACTAAAGAGTTCCTGCGGAACTTTCCAGTATCCCGTGCCAGATAACGATCTACGATGTTCGGGTCGGTAACCTCCATCGTAATGCCGTTGTGCGTTCCGCAGTCCACTTCCGTTACCAGAGCATCCGCCATGTTGGCCATTAGTATCTTGGTCAACTCGCCAGGCTCCGAAACAGAGACGGTACTCTTGATAGTGTCTAGAATGGCCTCGTTACCTGCGACCCAATAGTCCGAAGGTTTGAGCCCCTCACTGTAAGACTTTCGAATTAGCCAAGGTTCAGTAAAACCGTAAGGGTCACGGGCCGCAGCAGGGGAGCCCACGATCTTCGAAAACTGCACAGGCTTTCCTCGTGCCCCGCTCCGAACTTGCTGAGTCATCGTCCCAGGGTGTGAGGTCGAAATTCCCACCATCTTCTCCTGGGCATCTTCTGCGATCCTGCTGCGTTGTTTATCCGTAGTAGCTTTGTCAAAAGCTGTGACGTAAGGTTTCAGGACTTTATTGCGATTCCTATAGTCAGGAGCGATGTCGTCTAGTCCAATAGAAAGGCCCTCCATCGTAGCTAACGCGTCACCTTCCCGCTTGAGGTCAGTGATCGTTTTGACGTAAGCTACGGGATCTTTATGCGCGAGCTCATTCATCTTCTTTTTGAGCTCACCCTTCCCCGACTCTCCTGACAGCCGATATTGCTCGGGAATATGCTGATTTAGCAGAAGCTGTCCTAGTGTTTGCGTCGACATCTAAAATCCCAACCCAATAGGCGAGGGTCCTGTGGCCGTCTCGTGCGAAATCTCCTCCTTGGGACCCCAAGAAGTCGGACGGTTAAGCCGGTCCTCTACCCGGTCATCCGCCTTGTTACCACCCTGTCGCTCTGGAACTCTCAAGGTGTTGAGGAGACCCGCCAACTCCGATGCGGGCATCCCCTCATCCGCGTTCTCCATAGGTTGTTGAGCCTCACTTGTACTGAGACGTTTTTGTTTTAAGCGTGACCGGATCTCCCGCGTAGCCCCCAACTTCTGGAGCACACGGTCAAACCCTTCCCAGAAAGCCGACATTTTTTGTAGGGCTGTCTTTCTCATATCCGTCACATTCCTCAATAACCACGCATCTTCCTTGGTTCGGAATAACACGTAGTCCTCCTCAGTACCACCTACACGTCTCTTGAATTTTACCTTATCCGGAGAGGCGGCGGTAACCTGAACCGGTTCCTTATGCTTAATCTCAACAGATCCCTTCCCATAGCCTTTCATGATGGGTTGCGGACCTGATGCTCCGAACCCTAGAGCGTAGTCGGCTGTATGGGTAGGGGTTTGAATCGCCAACACGTTCTCTCGAGTAGATGGTAATTTCGCCTTCGGGAGAGCCCAAGAATGGGCGTGCCCTGTCCAGGGATCGACGAGACGGAGATCGTAGTGCTTACCTGCACGCTCAGCCTTGTGTTCCTGTACAGCTAACATCCAAGACTTGGGTTGCCGGAATGTAGGAATTTTTTCTACGGGTTTCCCCGCGGGAATCCCCGGAGCGAACTCCTTAGGTTTCTTCTTAGTGCGGAGACGTGTGACGACTTCAAGAGGGTTGGCATGGGTTGCCGGGTCGAATCTCTTAAGCTCATTATCCCTTACAGGTACGGAGACCAGGCCCGTCTCACTATTCAATGAGTAGGGCGCTCGGATAGACCCCTGGTCGTGGAAAGTGGAAACGTCCAGACGGATTTGGTCTTTTTCCGGAGGCGTTACCGTGTAAGGATTCTTACGGCGAGCCAACCTCGACATGATGCGCTTGACCGTGCGTTCGAGCTTGTTGGTGTCGCGTTCAGCATCCAGCTGACCCCGAACATAAAACCCCGTACCGCCAGAGAAAGAGACATCAGTCTTATTGACTCCGGGGATCTTCTGGACTTCACGTTGAACCGCGCGGACCGCAGGCTTCAGCTCTTCGATCCCCACGTCCTTGCCCGCATCGATGTCCACCCACACCTGGTTCGTAGTCTTCCCGATGGTTGGGTGGAACTCCGTGTAACGTCTCGATGTGTACCAGTCGATGTCCTTCCCTGTAGGGATTCGGATAGGTTCATCCTTCTTACGGTAACGTCGAACAATAGGAGTATTCGGCTCCCGGTTCATAACCGTAAGCAGATCCTTGTCCTTAAGCTCACGGAAAAGGCGGCGACGTACCTCGGGAGTAGAATAGTAATCCAGCACATCCTTCTTGGTCATCTTGATGCCAGTAGAAGGACTATCGATCACGACCGCGTCCAGGTTCTCTACATCCTGGTACTTCCGGTTAGCCCAGACTGCGGCGCGTTGAGCTGGTGAGGAGTAGGGCATTAACCGATACTCACACGCGTCCCAAGACCAATCTCACCACGCTTATACGCAGCCATGGCGTCAGCCTTAGTCTTGAACTTCTTGGGCGTCTTATTCTTGTCATCCACACGAGACGCGTGGTGGATACCCATGATCGCCTCATGCTGCGGAAACACCAGTAGGTCACTTTTGGACTTGTCCCCAAAAAGAAGATTCGAGAGGGTGATATTCTTCGCGTCCTCGACCGCTTTAGGACCTACAGGAACATGGAGCATCATTGTGTCCCCATCGTAGTCGGCGTTCATACCTTCTTCCACGAACGGGTTAACTCGGAGGGTGCGCCCAGGGACAGGTACCGGCTTAGCGGCAACAACATTGTAACGATGCAACGTTGGAGCACGATTCATGAGGACAGGACGCTCCTGGACTTCTCGTCGAAGTGCTTCTTCCGCGGCGGGGTGGCGCTTCTCTACCATCTGCTTAGCCTGAACAGCTGGGAAACCCTGTTGGACAAGTCGGCGAATGAGAAACTTGTCGTACATCCCCCAAAGCATGTCCTTGGGAACTCCAACTTCGTCTACTCCAAGGGTGCTATCTGGAACGATAGTCCCGCGGCCAGCCACGTCTTGAGTTCGGGACATAAGCTTCGAGTGGAAGAAACCATGCTTGGGACCTCCAACACCGGAGATGTACGTCAAGAAACCCTTGTGGTTACGTGCTTTGGACTTCGCCGTAGCGGGTTCGTCAGTCCCGTACACCGCGCCTACTGCTTGCTGTAAGGCTGGGCGCAATTTCTTTTCCTCGCCGGGAGGGGTGGGCGTCTTGGGGTTCTTAACCTCTTTCATCTGGTTGTTGATGTAGATGAGGTCTTGGTAGAGAGGGTTAGTATCCCCGTAGATGATCTGCGTTCCACCCTTACCGGGCATGATCGGGCGCATCACCGGAGGTAGTACCGGAACTTTACTAACAACGTACGCTTTATCAGGTGTGAGACCCACGTTACGAAGAGCGTTGATGTACTTGAGCTGCTTAACCTCGTTGTCAAGCTGATCAGCCTTACGCCCCTTCATCTGTTTGCGTATGTCTTTCTCTTTCTGGTCAAGATCGAGCCTGCCCAACTCACGCTTGATGTGCGCTCCGCCCTTCTCCTGCAGCGTCTGGGAGAGTTGCGCGTTCGTCATACCGAGAAGGCGGCGAACTGGCTCTTTGAATACAGGATTTACAATGGGCTCAGCCAAGTCAATATGTGACCATCGCGTCCCTCGAAGACCGCCAGTTACTCCCGGGTCGAACAGGCCCCCCGCTTCGGGACGTAGGTCTTTCGCACGAACGATCTTAGCGTCCTTCACCTCTCCCGAAGACATCTCCTTGACGTCGTCATCAGTAAGAGGTCCAAGAGCTACCCTACTACCGTCGCGGCGGACACGCACACCAGCTCCGGTGAGCATCCCGACGAACTTGTCATACGCGAAAGTCGATTTCGGTTCTGGAGGAGTCATGCCCAGCTGTACACCGCGCCAAAACTCGTCATTCTTCTGACTCTTCACCGTCGCAACTTCCCGGAGGATGTTGCGGGCGTTGTGTCCGAGAAGAGCGTCGAACTCCATCTTGCCGATGGCCTTCGCACCTTGAACGCCGCCCTTAGTAGGCTGCAAGTTCATGTCGTAGGTGCCCGTGCTACGTGCGCTGTAGTTGTTATCAGTAGTCTTGAATAACTTATAGAGATACTGGCGCCCTACGAAGACCTTCGGAATCTTCTTCCCCGAACGTGGGTCATAGACCGTTTCCTTGTCTTTGACTCCGTGTTTACGTAGTAAATCTTTTGCCCACTTTACGTTGTCTTCGTTTGTGAAGTTGTCCACTACGATAGGCTTACCGGTCTTCTCTACCACTTTACCTACAGCGGTCTCGATGATCTGACTTGGGTTGATACGCGACACCACCCCTGCCGACGTCATAAGAACATCGACGGGTTTGCCTGCCTCGTCCTGAATCATTTGGCCATCAGGAACGATCTCTGAAATGACACCTTTGTTGCCGTAGCGACCCGCAATTTTGTCCCCGATCCCCGCAGGCTCTCGAGTCTTCACGGTGAGGGTGACGCGCTTCGGGGTCTTCACTACGTCAATAACCTCACCCTCGTGATCGTGGTCCCATCCCTGTGTGAACTCACGGTGAGGATGGGCCAATGACTTGTGAAGCTTCCCGAGAATGAGGTCATCAGGGGAGAGCTCCGTCTTGCGTACGCCTACGACTACAGGATCCCCGGGGAGCAGTTTAGTCCCCGGAGCGACTACACCGTCTGTGTCTATAGGCTTGTACTGGTCTTTGGTGTAGTTGTGTCCGTAGTAGGACTTGTGCTTGTTCGCGCTGAATGTCAGATCGGGATCTTTAGGGATGACAATCTTGTACATGCGCTCAGACGTAAGTTTCTTCGCCGCGGCTTCACTTACGACTACTGCGTCATTGGAGTTTGCCCCGTAGTAGGGCATGAACGCTACGCTCATGTTCTTACCAAGCGCCAGGGTGCCGTTGCGTGTGAAGTTGGAGTCCCCTAATCGCTGCCCCGCTTTGACTTCGTCTCCAGGCTTAACCGAAAGGTCATGGTTCAAATAAGTCTTGGCCGCTAGCGGGAAATTTTTATCGTACGGAACCTTCACGAGAGCCGGACCTCGAGCGGCTGTTTTTTCATGAGGGCGGATGTAGATGAAATCATCATCCACCTTCTTAACAACTCCGCTAACGGGTGCGTAAGGGTTGATGATCTTACCGATCATGTTCTCAAACGACTTACCTGAGGGAGTAGCCACTTGTACAAATGGTTCCTCGCGGTCGACGAGCGACAGTGCTTGAACCTGCATCTTGGATCCCATCACCGCACGGTTACCCTGTGCGGACTCCAAGAATGGGATGAGATTTGTCGTCGGACTGTACATGCGGGATTGATGCGGGACCTGGTAGTTCACCTTCCGAGCAGGAACACGGCGAACAACACCGCGGTCTACCGCGTCCACAGTGCCCCGAATTTCCTGATTCGGAAACGCCAACACTGATTCTTGAAGGTCCCCCGCTTTGACGTACTTTTCTCGCTTGGACTTTACGTCGTAAACTGGGACGTAGATATCGCCATTCTCGTCCTTCTGCGCGGTCACTGCGGCACGAATGTCGATTCCAGCGCGCATGGACTCCGGAGTACGGATAGGGTCAAGGGCCCCCATCTGGGTCACGTGTGTCTGGCGTGCCTCAATAGGAATAGCCCGCTCCGTAGAAATGCCACCCTCACCCAAAGAAGTGACCCGCATCGCAGAGTCGATGAGGTCTACTGGGTTAGTCTGGTCCGGAATCGAAGACAGCGTAGTCGTCGATAGGAACTTGAGGAGGTCTTTCGTAAAGGGCCCGGAAGGGATCGCCTTCTTCAAGTTGGGCGTCGCTTCCATCTTAATAGATGCCTTCTTCGCCACCTCTCTGGCGTGGAGCTTGATCCTTTCTTTGAAGAAGTCGTCCACGGACATGATGGTCTTGAACCCTAGGTTATCTTGGTCGTCGACCTCAGCCTGGTTATTAAAGATCTTGAGGACCTTAGTCGAGGCATCCAAGAGGCTTTGAGGCGACACATGGTCGTGCGGTTTACCAATGGTCTGTCGATTAACGTTAGGGTCCATTTTAGCGTTTCGATAACGCTCCAGAACCTCACGCATCTTAGTCACGGAATCCTGTTCCGACTTCTGCGCGTAAGTGGGGACCTCTTTCTTGTACAGTTTGTCGACATACTTGTCGGCCTTTGGCTCCAATACTTTCGCGTTAGCGTCGGCAAGCTTCGGACCCCAAGATTTAGAAATCTCATCGTGAGAAACGCCCGACTTCCTGAGAATAGGATAGAGCGGGATCTTAGTCGAACTGTACTCGAGTTGAGGCTGCCCCTTCGCAGGGTCCATACTGATACGGAAGTTCGCACCGCCCAACGTGTTGAATCCTGCTTCGAGAATACCGTTAGCCCGTTTACGCGAGTACACTCCCGGCTTACGGCGAACCATGTTCGACACCGAATGCTCGTTGCCTCCGATGATGAATGTGTGCCGTGGGGTGAAATATGGCACTCTGACGAGGGTGAAGTTCTTCATCTCGTCAATGGTTTTTCCGTCCTTGTCCTTCATCCGCACTGTACCCTTCACGGACTCGAACAAGGAGTCGCCCGTGAGGATCGCTTTCTTCTGTTCAGAGGGGCTGTAGTCTTTCCCGACCACCTCAACATCATCAACTTCGATAGTCTTGTTCCGAGAAAGTATCGGAAAGGACTCCTTCAGCCCCTCAACAACCTTCTGGCGGATGAGTTCTCGGCGCTGATCAGGCCCGACCATTAGGGGAGTCAGATTAGGCATACGTCCTCCAACGTTTTCTAAGTATAGAACACGTTCTCAGAATCCCGAATCCCATTTTGGTAAAAGAATATGTGGACGACAAGAGGATTCTTTCCAAGGAGGTGACAATGAAGTCCCACATGTACCAGGTGAGCAGCTCGGGGTGATCATCGAACTTCTCTGGGAGTTCTTCAAGGCTCTCAAGAAGTAGTTCGACACGATCAACCCGAACCGTCTCCACAGACGTGAGACGTCACTCTTCCGAGGGTGGCGTCTCTTTTTTGGCGAAAGCTGCTTCAGGGTTGGGAGGATAGACAGATTTTTCCGCGGCTTCTTCCGCCTTGCGTTTTTCCTCTTCCAGGAACACAGGGTCGGTCTCGAGCCACGCGAGTTCTACACAACGAGTACCGTCATGGAGTTGAAAGTGCTCTTCGAACTCCTTCACACCCTTACCTGACAGGAGCTTATCCTTGACTTCTTTGTAGTCGACTACCTGCACGTGAGGACACGTGTAGTCTCCGACGTCGGGGAGCTCCACTTCATCCTTGGCAATCATGGCCTTGCAACGATCACACTTACTCCAGGGCCTCCAAACCACGAATGTGCGCAAATAGCTCACCATGCGCACTTGACGGGCGGGTTGCAGCTTATCGATCTCTTTTGCTACGAGAGGGATGTTGTCTTTGGGAGGTCCGAATAGAGTGGGGAGCTCCACTTCGGCAGACATCCGAGGTACTTCTCCTCGGGCACTTGACAAGAGATCTACAAACGAATCTGGTTGTCCAGGTTGTTGCGCCATTACAGCATCCCCCCTTGAGCCTCCTGGCCCTTACCGCGAGTCATCTGTTCCCACCTCTGAATCGCGACAGAGTACAAGACAAAGTCCTCTTTCATGAGAGAATCCATGGCGCTCTTACGTCCCCCGTCATCCATGCTCATCCACTCTTGCACCAACATATCCGCCTGACCGATGAGTTGCTGCTGGTCGTAACCCATCCCACCAGACTGCGCTTGTTGCGCCTCCATCTGTGCTTGTTGCGCCATATTGTTCTGGAGCTTTCGGATTTCAAGTTGGAGTTCAGTCTCCCTACGAACGTTGTCCAGCTCTTCCTGTCGGATACGGTCCTCTTCCTGGTCCAAATCGATACTGTTCTGCTCCGCCATGGTCTTGTCCGAAATGATCTTTCGACCCATCTGGATACCCGACTGGTAAAGCTGCATCGTGATTTGCTTCTGGTACTGATCATCGATCATCCGGAACGGTGCAAGTTCCACGGGGATCTTTTCGAACCCCAGGAACTTCGCACAACTGTCGTCAATCCACTGGAGACAATCATTAAGGTCATTAACGTGTGTCTCTAGCTGATTTTCGATAAGTCGCAGCGTAGCTTCCATCCCGCTCTTGGTGAGGCCACCATACAGGAACTCAATGGGGATCCCGAGAGCGGCAACGATGTTCTTCTCTGCTTCTTGTACCTCACCTAACGTCAGAAGCGCGCGTCCCTGTCCCCCGATTTGCGTCATCCCAATTGGGATAGGCGCGAACATCATATGGAGGGGGTCTACGCGCCACTGCTTGAAGTGATCTTTCAGTTTGGTCTTCCACTCTTCGAGGCTAATGGTCGTGACAGGGTCCGCGTTCCCACTTGACTGTGCGGGATGCACAATCCGGAAGGGTGTCAGGTGGTCAAGAGCGATAGCCTCATTAGCTTTACGCAAAATTGCTGCGTAGTGGAACAACTGCAGTGTCGAGAGCAGCGGTGGAAGGCCCCATTGCGGGTTGATCCCGGCAGGTCCCCCCACTTTCATGTGGAAGATGTATCCTGGAGCAAACTTGAACTGCTTCTTCTTCTGGATCGCCTTCAAGAACCCTACGGGCATACTGTCGATAACGAACTTGTGGCCCTTCTGTACGCTATCCACCATCGAACGTGGAATGGTGTGGTAGTACACCGACGCCCCTGTCAGGGGGTTGAAGTCCACGTCCATGTGCTTGGGGTCCCATCGAATAAAATTGATTCTCCGACTTACCGCGAGTTTGCGGTCCTCGATCTCTCTCTCGGTGGCGATAACCTCGTTGTCACATGCGGGACACCTATAAGTGAACCGCAGTGACGAGTAGCTGTATTTATAGTCCAAGTTCTGGATGTTGGTGAGTGTCTTGCACTTAGGACACTTAAGATACCGGATGAAGGGTTGGTACATGGAGAGAAAGGCATTTCCGTACACGTACTTATCCAGGGTCATCTGAATGAGTATCTCCCGGACGTGAAGAACCTTCTCTAACAAATTTTTGTGTCGAAGTTTGAGCGCCTCATTCTCGGTGTCGTAAAGGAGTTCTGTGATGGGATACTCACCAAACTTCCGCAACGCCGAGTAGATGTGAGCCGAGTTAAAAAACAAGTACTCGCACCACTTAAAGAGTTCTTTGAGCCTTCGCGGACTGTAAACCTGGCTATAGGTGTGGTAAGGATTGGTGTGGGGGGCGGTATCTCGCGTCCCACTGAGCATGTAGGGGTCAGATACGTTGAAATCATTCGTCATGACGTGCTCTCCTACTTCGATCCAGCTATCGAATCATAGCTCAAAACCGGAGTAAACACTATGGAAGTCGGACTAACGGCTATTAACGAGACCCCTGTACTCACCGTAAATGACCCCACATCAAGTGGAAGTCGCGTATTCGGTGCCTCCATGGATCGAGGCAAGACACACTGGCGTTTTCCGGCATTCCCTCCATTTGTCGAGAGAGTACTACACGACCTCGGTAAAGTCTACGCGTCATTAACCTTTAGCCCACAAGCGGACACGTGGCTCTCAACGCTAAAAAAAGAGGAGGAGTGGGTAGACTTTGCAAGTAACACAAAACTCCCGGGGCCCTTTGGAAACTACGAACATCAGAACATCGGCCTAGGGAAACTCCTTCACAATTATCGCTACATTCTGCAGTGGGAGATGGGGACAGGGAAGACAAAGCCCATCATCGACATGACGTACCTCCTCGGGGAAAAGGTCCTGGTCTTATGCCCTCTAGTAGCGGCCAAGAACTGGGCTAAAGAGGTCAAGAAACACAGTGGAGGGGCCCTAAAACCTCTAGCAATGCTTGGTACACGGGGCAAAAAATTGCAGCTTCTCAACGATGCTGAGGACGCTGACGTTTTTATCACCACGTACGATACGGCACGTTTACACGGAGTCCCTTCTGTATCCCCAAAAGTCGTCAAGGCTGTCATGGACTCCCGAGGATACTATTCAATAACGGAGGCGTTAAAACGTGCCCTGATGAACATCAACGATCCTGCAACGCAACTCAGATTCGCAGAGGAGTGGATCAGAGGGCGCTCTGTTCGCGAGATCGGACAGGAATCTCGAGAGTTGGCCAAAGGCACGCTACAGTGGATAACTCAACTACCGTGCACCACCGTCGTAGCAGACGAGTCTCACCGTATTAAACACATCCGTAGCCAGCGTACGAAGGTGTGTATGCGGTTAGCTTCTAAATTTCCACGCCGATACTTACTTAGCGGAACCCTGAGCTTGGGAGATCCTCGGGATCTCTACCCACAGCTCAAGTTCCTAGCCCCGTACGCTCTCTCAGAGGACTATCGGGCGTTCTGTGACAAGTACGTAGTCTACTCCCAATGGAATAAACACGTAGTTGTGGGGTATAAGAAATTAGACTCATTGAACAAAGTGGTTACGGGAATTTCCGACAGGCGTGAACTAGAGGAGTGTGTGGACCTCCCTGAGCGCACAACTGAAACGCTTTATTTTGACCTCACCCGTGAACAGCTCCGAGACTACAACGGAGCCATCGAAAACATGCTCATTGACCGCCCGAACGCCGAGCCCCTCGAACTTCAGAACGGTGCCATTCGCCTTAATAAGCTTTTGCAAATATGTAGCGGCTTCGTCTACTCCCCGAAGGCTACTGAGAGTCCGTGTGACGAGTGTTCGGACCTGCGTAGGTGTGTCGTTAACGGAATACATCCCGGGTCCCCCCGCTGCACCCAAGTAGCAGAGGCACCTGAGAGGGAGACACTCCGATACTCGAAGAATCCTAAGCTAGAGCGCATAAGCGAATTCCTCGACGATCTCTTGGATAATAAGGTGACTAAGGTCATCATATGGGCCAATTTCGAAGCGGAATTGGATGACCTCGAAGAGCTTATCTCCAAAAAGCAGTTGGGGTACGTACGCGTCGATGGGAGCAACTCCAACAAGATGTCCGAGATGGAGGAGGTCTTTCAGAACGACGCGAACTGTCGAGTCTTTTTGGGTCAGATCAAAACAGGTATCGCAGTTACGCTTACTGCTGCCAAGTACACGGTTTACTATTCCCGAAGTTGGTCGCTAGAAGACTGGTTGCAATCGCGTAATCGAAATTTTCGAATCGGACAGACGAAGAAGACTGTTATCTATCATTTGTGCGGGAAGAAAACCGTAGAGGCTCAGCAAATAGCCGCACTGAAGTCGAAGCAAGATATCTCTTCTTCTCTTACGAAACACATCAACTGTATGGTGTGCGCGCAGTACCCCACCTGTGCCAAGGACAAAGTAGATCCGTGGACGGACGGCTGCATCTTAGGGCGCGAGGTTAAAAAGAAGATCACCCGGGTAGGTGTAATCCACCTAGGAGAGGACACGGAGGAAGCGTAATGGACATCGTACTACGAGAACACGACGTTAAAAGAATGATAGGAGAAGCCCTGGGAGTAAAGATCCCTCCTGACGATTTGATGGTCGAGCAGGACCCCCTGAGTGTGACTATCGTAAATGCGGAAAAATACCTCTACAAAAAGAAACCAGTTTTACGAGGTAAACCTGACGAAGCACCGTCGCAACCTCCAGATGCCTCTGAAGACTCCGAGCCCCCGCCAAGCGCGGACGCCTCACCCCTCATGTCCATGGACGACTTGAAACGGGAGAGCGCGGGCCTGGCAGCGGCTCCTCCACAAACGGGGAATTCTGAAAACTCTCCCCGAGCGCTGGGAGCCAACGAACGCACTGAAGTGCCGCCCCCAACCGAACACGGCAAGGAGAAATTGTAAATGCCCGAACTCAATATACATGGAAAGATCGTGGAGGTTCCCGCGGGATTCGGAGATTCCGGACTCCCTAATAAGGAATACTTCTCACACTCCCAGTTCTCAATGTATCGGAGGTGCCCCCGGCAGTTCGAATACCGCTACGTACTCGGTATGCGCCAACCGCCGGGTATCGCCATGACACAGGGGACGGTCATCCATGCCGGAGCAGAGGCCACACACCGCGCCACTATCGAAAACGGTAGGCCCCTATCACTAGAGCACGCAGAGGCTATAGTGTCGGACAAGTTCGATTCTGTGAAGGAGTACATCGAAGACTGGGGAGACGCGAAGCCAGGAAAGGTCAAAGAACTGACGCTTCACCACTTCCGAGTCTACCATAAACAGTCGATACCCCTGGTACGCCCCAAAGCGGTGGAGGAGCCGTTTGCGGTTAAAGTCGGGACAGTACCCATCGTCGGCTTTATCGACCTCATTGACGAGGTGATGTTGGATCGCGAAAATGATACCCTGGCCAAAGGGGAAGGTCCGCTAGTCACGGAAGTCGTCACGGACTTGAAGTTCACGGGTCGTAAATGGCAGGCGGCTAAGTTGAGACATGACACCCAGCTGACTCTTTATGCGCACGTTAAGGGGATTCCACGTGTTCGCATCGACTTTCTGCTTGACCAGAAGAGCGGCACTCGTTACGTTCAGGAAAGATCGTTAAGGACACCGCGGGATGCTAAGAACTTCGAAGAAGACCTGGAAGAATGTGTGGACCTCATCAAGAAAGGCATCTTCCCGCGTTGTGACCCGACGACCTGGGCCTGTACTCCGCGCTTCTGCGGCTACTACGAAAGATGTCGAGGACCCCAATGACTGAGGAACTGAAACTCCGCGACTTCACCGAACTGTCTCCCAAAGAGTTTTGGAAACTCGTTGATGCCGAAGCAGGAGCTGCGCAGACAAAAGTACAGGAGATCTTTGAGAAGGCTAACCGCCAAGTACTCAACCAGAAAGAAGCGATTGAGGGGTTGGATGCGCTTTTCATTGATTCGCACCGGCGAATCAAGGAGCACAGCTCTGCGCTCGCTAAACACTACCCTACCAAACAGCTGACCAAAAATAAGCTAGAGGACTTGGAGCATATGTGGTGGGTCGACCACTACACCTCGGGGGTCTCTCGGTGGTCGACTCTCAGCTGGTTCAGCTCCAAGAAGAATGCGAATAAGAAAGGGAAGATGCGGTATAACGGAGCTTCGACGCATTTTGTCCTCGGCTACGAGGGCTACCCTTTCTATATTATCCCGCTCATGCACGGAGCGTGGCATGAACCGAAGCGTAACAGAGACTCCATCAGCATCGAGATGGTAAACTGCGGCGCTATCAAGGAACATAAGGGTAAGTACTGCTACTGGCCCAAGGGATACACGCAAGAAATCCCGGCACAACTCGTAGCCGAACTTCCTCCGACGAGGCTCCCTTTCAATTTCCGAGGAGCTAAGATCCTCCAGCCGTTTACGGCGTCCCAGATAAAGTACAATGTTCTCCTCAAGCGCATTATCCTCGCAGCTTTACCCGGTAAATTGGACCGTTCACGCTTCAGTCAGCACCAGGAATGGCGCAGTACCAAGCTGGACATGGGACCTCTGTGGCCTTTCAAGGACGTCAACGATGCTGCGCATGATGCATTCCCGATCTCGCAGTACTCCTTCCTCTCCAAATTTGAATTAGCAGTCAAAGACGGCACGATCACCGAAGCTGAAGCTGCCGAACTGGAGATGGAAGGACACAGCCCTGAGTATGGAGACGAGACTCCTACTCACGATGATGACCTGGACGACGACAACGAAAGCGTAATGTCGATCTCTGAGGTCCAAGAATATCTTAACCTTTACGGATTCCGTGTGGAAGTCGATGGTAAGTTCGGTCCCCAGACCAAGAAAGCTGTCGGCAAATTCCAGACCGTCTATAACATGAAGTATCCGAGTACGGACGCCCTGGCTGTCGACGGCATACCAGGCCCCCGTACGTGTGCAGCTCTCAAACGGTATGAGAAGGAGTGACCGCCATGGAACTGAACGAAGTCTGCAGCAGGTGTGGGAAGTCCGTTAAGGTTCCCGCTGACCCCGAGTTGATGAAACTCAAGATCGAGGAGGAAGCCTCTGTCAATGAGATCATCGAGAAGTTTCGGCAATTCGCCGATAACCTCGAGGACCCTCTCCCCGAAATCATCACGCTCGTCCGTGTGCAAGACGACAACGGAGAGTACCGCTTCGATGTCAAGGCGCTCACCAAGCTGTGCGGCCCTGATGAGACCAAGAAGCGGAACAAGAGCGGCTGCTTGAAGCGCGTCCAGGCTCTGGTAGATGACATCTACCGACAGGCTAAGGGCCCTTCTAAGAGTAAGGAATGATGGAGAAATACGGAGTAGACCAGGAGCCCGAGCAAAAAACCGCTAACGAAATCGAGTCCAAATGCCCTCAGTGCGGAAAACGACTTCGAGACAGAAGCGAAACCGGCGTGCTGGTCTGTCCGCAGTGCGGAAGTCGACCCTTCGAGTCGACCGAACCTCCGTCGCCCAAAAGCTGAGGATCATTCGGGCCCTTTACTTCGTCGCGTACAACAGTGACGAGAGCCTCTTTCCACAATCAGTAGAGCTCTTCCACACCCTTGGTGAGGTGCTGGAGGGCGTACCCCCCGACGAACTGAGCCTGCGTAATATCAGCAAGCAGGCCCTTCTCGAGGAGCTAGCGTTCGATTAGTCTCTAGCTCCACGGAGTGACCGCCAATGACCGAAAAACAAGAGAACAAAGACACCCCGGTGTCTGCCGACACCCAAGAGTCAAAAAACCAGAAGGAGAAAAACGTGACTGACGCCAAGGCACCAGAGAAGACTGAGCGTAAAGCTCCGAAGAAGAAAGCCCCTGTCAAGAAGGAAGAGCCGGTAGCGGAGAACAACTTCGTTGTGAAGCTCACTGACATCGAGCTCCCGGACAAGTGGAACCGGGACAAGCCCGGTAACCTCGGGTCATTGACCACGTCGCTCAAGACCATCGGGCAAATCGTCGCCATGGTCGTGCAGCCTCACCCCACCAAGAAGGGGAAATATGTCCTCGTGGATGGGCGGCGGCGTTACATGGCGCTCCAAGACGCGAAAATCAAAAATGCGTTCGTTACGTTCACCGCGGGCGATGAGACCGAAGCCTACACCAAGTCCCTGGTGGCAAACATCAACCGGGAAGGTCACAACCCTATGGAGATCGCCAACGCGTTCTCTGAGTTGATCGAAGGAGGTATGAATAACCGCAAGATCGCCCGGGCAGGTGGCGTCTCCGAGGGGTTCGTTTCGCAACACTTGTCGCTCCTCGACCTCGACAGTGCGGTACAGAAAGCTATCGCGAAGGACGTCATCTCGATGTCCCAGGCGCGCATCCTCTGCCGCGTCAATGTGGAAGAACATTCCACTTTCTTCTTCCGCCTGTTCGAACAGATGGTAACCAAGGGTCTCAGCGCCCCCGAAGCGGACGAGAAGACGAAAGCGTATCTCGACCGTTACAAGCAGCGCCAAAAGGAGAAGGAAGAGGCGCAGAAGGCCAAGGACAAAGCCGCTGGGAAGGACACTTCCAGCAAGAAGGGCGCAGGGAAGAAGCCGGAAGAGCCCAAGAAGGGCCCCGGACGTCCAGAAGCCGAGGTTCCGACCTATGATGACCGTAAGGCTGACATCCGCCCCTCGAACAAGACGGAGCTCCTTGCCTACCTCAACGGTCACTCCGAGCGCATGGCGCGCGCCACGTCAGAGAAGACCAAGCAGTTCTTGAAGGGTGTGCTCCACGGTCTGGAGCTGGCTTCCGGTCTGAAGGAATAGCGTTATTCCGCGCAGAGATCGCTCAAATCATTCACTGACAATCTTCGGAACTCTAACTTCACCTCTTGCAGTAGTCGCTGCTTGATCTGCCGGACACGTTCCGGAGTCAGGTCGGCGAGTACTGCAAGTTGGTGAAGACTCTTCGAAGAAGTTCGGCGCGTTTTTTCAGGGATGTTGTAGTACTGGAGTAAGATAAACTTGTCACGCGCACGCATTGGGATCTTGGAAAGCACGTCGCGAATCATCTTTGCGACAGTAGCGTCAATGACTTCTTCCTCCATATCGGAGTCACTCGTAAGAGGTATCGGACGACCCTGGGCGTTCTCGAGAGGGACCATGATGTTGAGAGCTTCCTGGTCAACCACTGGCAGGAAGTCGTGAGCCTCACCTGAAGGGCATGGCGGTAGGCTTCTAGGGGTAATATCGCCATCTACTCGATAGTCGCAATGGCGGCACATAAACGACGTGGTACGTTGCGCTCTGCGGTGCGACTTATGTTTGTGGGAGGGGACGTGCACAATACTGCTACTTTGGATCTCATCAAACATCTCTTTTCGGATCCAATGTGCCGCGTAGGTCAAGAAGCGCGTCCCCTGAGTGATATCGAACTTGTCGATTGCAATGAGCAGCCCGACGTTTCCCGCTGACGTGAGTTGTTGTATTCGGTACGGGTCTTTAGTAATGGACTTCGCCATGCGTACAACGAATCGCAAATTACCGTTTACAATACGTTCACGAGCATCGAGATCTCGCCCTCTACCGCACCTCAAGCAATAAGGTGGAGCATAGTAAGTTTCAAATTTGTCCCCGCACGCGGTACAAAGAGTTAAGTAGTATTCCGTGGCGTTTTCGTCACCCTCTACGGGAGCGTTGGCGCCACACTCAGTGCAGTAAGGTCTGCGAACTTTGTGAGGGATTAGCTCGTCGCAATGAGGGCACGTGTTGTAACGCTTAAGAAGCGCGCGCTCTTCTTTGGGACGCAATAACGGGTGCTTTCCCAAGTCTTCATAGTACGCTTTAAATGTCCTATCGTTAAACGCGCTTGCCGATTCCATCCTTAACTCCCCGTGCTTAAATACCTATATCAGATACTGCCAAATAGAAGTTGACTTGTCCATACTGATCCAATAACGTGGATAGACCGCCAAGGAGGACCTCTCATGAGTAAAGCCAAGAAAAAAGAAGAACCCAAACAGGAGAAAGAAGAGATGAGCGACAAGCAAGAGCCGACTGACATCGTCAAAGCAGACAGCGCAGAGCTGGAGAAGACGATCCAATCCCCCGTCCTTTTGGATCTCGTACAGCAAGTCAAGAACCCGAGGTTCTATGACAAGTTCCGTACTCAGCTCGAACGCGTTCGCCGCCCCACTCTCAACGAGTTGGTGAGCATAATCAACACGATTCCCGAAGAGTATCAGGACGCTATCACCACCTTGATGAAGAAGATGGATCCGAACCGTCCCGGACTTTACCTCGCGGATTCGCGACCCCAACTCACAGAGCTCCGGCTCTACCAAGGGTCCGGTAACGACCCTAACCGTCCCGACAATTGCCGCGTAGGGCACTTCTACTTGACCACCAAACAGAATGTCGGAGCGAAATTCGAGGGTGCAGTTCTCGCACTGTGGCAGGGACGCACCATGTGGGCAGGTCCCGAAGATCCTCGCAGCGGTCCCGTCTGTACGTCGATGGACCGGGAAGTGGGTTCCAAGTACGGAACTTGCGAAACCTGTCCTGAGCGCCCATGGCGTGATGGTGAGAAGACAAACTGTAACGACGACGTTGTCGCGTTCATGCTGCCTAAGGCTATGGACGATATCATCATCGTCCGGTTTTCGCGTACGTCGGAGGCTTCCGGACGGCAACTCTCTAAGTTCGCCGCTAAGAACCTCGTGCCGTGGCAGCGCTTCTACGAGATCACCGCGAGTGAGCGGCAGGGCAAGGGCGGCGCTTCGATCAAGTGGCACGTCATGAAAGTAGAGCCTTCCGAGGATTCGATGCCTACCGAGTTGATGGAGTTCTGTGCTGCGCTGTGTGCAATGGCGGAACACGACTTTATCCTCCCGGGTCTGGGACGCATCTATAACGACGCCGCGGCCCTCAGCGGAGACGCCGCAACTTCGCAGAGTGGCGATGCCGTCAAGGATGCTAGCGAATACGACGACTTCGAAGACAACGTCTAACCTAGGGGGAGGAGTGAGGGGGTGCAACGCCCCCTCACTTTTTTTAGTCATGACAATCGAGCCGTCGCAATTTGTATTGGATCACGGTCCCTGGTCATACTCCAAAGCGGAGTCAGCGTCGCAATGTCCGCTACGTTTCTACTACACCTATATAGAAAAGCGTGCGAAGGGGCGTCCGAACGCCGACGCATTGGTCGGACAAGCGGTACATAAAATTCTGGAGTTCATGATCAGCGGTAGGGAGTGGAACCTGGCTAGGGATGCTGCGTTAGAGTCCTACGACCTAACGACCAACGAGCTCGACCGCGTTGCAGACATGCGATTCTCCGCTGAGAATTTCATCCAGAAACTGACCCGGTACCAAGAACGCCACAACATCCAAGACACTTGGATTGAGCGGAAGATGGGCATCACCTTGGAAGGTAAGCCTACCAAGTTCTTCGCCTCAGACGTCTTCTTCCGAGGAGTTGTGGACTTGGCACTTTTCCCCAAAGATAAAGGACACGTAATCGTCCTCGATCACAAAACGGGGAAACGGCGGAATCTGAAGTACTACGAGCGACAGTTCGATTGTTACCTCTTACTCGTGAAGGCTACCCTGGGACGCATCAACCAAGGACGCGTCGGAATCCATTGGGCGAAGGAAGACCTGATCGAGCTTTCGAAGCAACCCAGAAACCTGACGGAGATTCAGCCATATCAGGAGCAACTGATTGAGTGGTTGAACGCTTCCGTACAGGCCGCATCCGAAAACCTCGAAACTGCCAAACCAGGACCCCTGTGCCCGTGGTGTGAGCACCAGTCCACATGTCCTGAGTTCGGCCAAGGGAGCGACGCCGACAATGCCTGCGGAAAGGAAAGCGAAGGGTAAGAAACGGGGCATTACCCGCAAACAGATCTGGAAGATCTGGGAAACGGTGTCGCCTCGGGACTGGTACGAGTTCTTTAACCACTTCAAGCGCGGGTCCAACGTAGAGTTTGCGGGGGACACGACGCTGAAGGCCCTGTGCCCCCACCCTAAGCATCCGGACACTTCGCCGTCGTTCTTCGTCTTCACGGCCAAGGGCTACGCTAAGTGTTTTGGTTGCGACTTCTACACCTCCAACCCGATAGAGCTCATCGCGATGTTGATGGGCGGCACAGATGCCGACGCCGTCCAGTTCTTGAATGAGCGCTTCAACCTGAACTTTTTACCTCGTAAAGCCATTGAAGAGCTGCGAGCACAAAAGACCAACCAGAACACCAAGCAAGCGATCATGCACGTATGTAATCAAGTGCTGATTGACGCGCTAGCTGACACCTCTGGAAAAACGCACAAGTTCGCACAACCGGCTCTCGACTGGCTCATCAACACTAGAAAAGTTCCTGCGGATATGCTGCATGCTCTTCCAGTGGGGATCATGCCACCCTTGATAGAGCTCGGTAATTTGGTGGAGGACTACTGCAAGAAACTCAAAACCGCGTGGGACAACGATCCTAAGAGGGGACCTACGCCTCCTGAAGATGTCACTGACAACTCCATCAATTACATGTCCGAATCCTTCAGCGTTCCTTTTACCGTAGGCGGGGTCGTGTGGCCCCTCCACGCAACCCCTACGGAAATTGCACGCCTCAAGATACGCGGACCAAACAACAACACTCCTAAAGACATCACGATGCCGATGGATGAGTACGAAGATCTCCTCGGCATGTTCGGACTTGGGTGGGGGCCTTACCAGGCACTCCTTGACCCCAAGACGATGAGTGACTGGGCGTATCTCACAGAAGGTGAGATGGACGTCATGTCGTACATGGCCCAAGCTTTGAAGACCGGAAACATCAACTTTCCGCTCTTCTCGATTGGCGGGAAGGGCGGGTCCGCTCACATCGAACCCATCTTCAAAGCAGCGGGATTCTCCGGCGCTTACATGATCGGAGACTCGCCGAACAAAGGTTCGTCGGGGGGTGATGTCGTTGTCTACCACTGGATGTCCCACATCAGGGATACACGTGTCAAAGTCTTCACCGGTTGGGACGAACTCATTCCCTGTGGGGACCTCGACGAAGCTGTACTGACGCATGGCCTCAAGAAAGTTGAGGACACGCTTTGGAAAGACCCGAGCAAATTCTTTGTTCCTGCGTGGCAATGGTGCGCAGAGAGCGCTATGAGCGCCATCGACAACTTGAGCGATAAAGACTACCGCGTGATGGTGGAAATTGCTTCCCAGATTGGGAGCTGTCTTCGAAACCGTCACGACATTGAGCAGTACGCTAACGAGATCTCTTCCGCGTATGACGAGATCACGGTTCCCATCCTGAAACGTGAAATAGCCTCCAGCGAGGACACAGAAACGGGGTTCATCCTACGGTGCACTGACGCTTTGAAAGACCACTTCGCCACCCTCGCCACCAAGTTGGAGAGCGGTAATCGGTGGTTGTTACTCTACGCTAAACGAGCACGTGAATACCGAAAAATCAAACTGGACAGTGAACAGTCTATCGCTCAGGAACTCGCACCGACAACGGGTAATCTCCTCCAGTTTATACGCAACGAAGTAGGCTTTCCGGCTTTCATGGACGACCCCGAAGAGCTTGACGGTCAAGGACGTAAACGAGCTGATCAGAATGTCCGCTACTACCTGAAAGAAGCGTGTTTGGACATGGCACAAGGCGTACCCGATCTCACCGCGACGAAAACATTGCGTCAAGGATACCACACTGTCAAGGGCTCCGACGGTACGCGTGAGTTCATTGTCTGCGGCAAAGACGTTCTACATATCGAGAGATCCTCCAACGGAGCACCTATCTACAAGCATCTCGACGGACCAGCACACGAGGGTATCCTATTCGACCTGGGCCTCATCAACCCTCAAGAGGACACGGAACCCTGGTACCCCGGAGGGCTTACTACAAAGGTCCTCGAGGATGCCCAGAACATCAACGTAGATGCCCTATTCAAGGAGCTACAACACTTCTTCGATATCGGATTCCAGTTCGCAACTCACGACATCATGAAAACACTCTTGGCAGCGCAGACACTGATCTTCCCTGTCATGAACGCTTTCGACCGCCAGATGCTCATGTTCATCACTGGGGAGACGCACTCCGGTAAGTCTACACTCCTCTCAACCTTCGGGGGACCTTTCGTACCCAACTTGAAGCTCGTGCTGTGCTCTCAAGGCATGGACAACTATACTGCCGCAGGCGTCATGGCAGCCACCAACTGCGACTCCCGGCTCATGTGTCTCGACGAGTTCGAGTTCGAAGGTGCAAAGGCAGAAGCGTCCCGGGTTATCATGGAAATGCTCCGCGGTCTGGTAACTGACCAAGCCAAACGCGTCACCGGCGTAAAAGACGGAAAGGGTTACAAGGTTACGTATCACCGTCTGCCAATGATCTTGAGCGGCATTACTGGCGCTGAACTGCCCCAGGACCTGAACCGCCTTCTGATCGTTGAAATGAAGAAGATTCGTTCTCGCAACAGTCCAGAAAATATCCTCCTTAAAGAATTCGGACAGGAACGGATCCACGAGATGGCTCGCCAAATTGCTGTAGCGCTCTACCCGCGCGTTCCTGAAATCCTGACACACTACCAGGAAATCAAGTCCCAGTTTGTTGAGCTCAACGCCCTGCTTCCTTTCCCTGTAGAGTGGCGTTACGCGTCCGCGCTCTTCGGAACGCTGTCTCTTTTGAAATACTTGGGGCACGACTGGCAGTCGTTCTTTCGTGAGTTCGTCTCTCAGAATGCTACTACGATTCAGCGTGCGTCAACCATCAACGAGTCTACCAACCTCCTTAACACCATGTTTCGCTATGGTGCGCTTTACAACTACGAGACGAAGCGCAACACTTCCGTCAATACACTTTTGGGGCAGAGCATTACACGTAACGAGATCAACTCTTACGCCTGTGGCGTTTACTACGACGAAGCCACTAAGAACATCATGCTCCTCCTCAGCCAAGCGATGCCTGTTCTCATCCCTCCACAGAATCCCATGCGAAACGCTAGCGAAGTTCGAATTCGAGACACTCTCGAACGTCATCCGCTGGCCCTCTCACCTGCAGAGATAAAGAAATCAGGCATGATCCAACGTTCCGCCCCCTTCTTGGGTGTCAATATCGCAGTGGAAGACGTCGTCGCCTTCCGCGCACAACCCTGGTTGAACGAGCCCGGTATAGCGGACGATTCAGCACCGAAACCACCGAAGAAAGACGACGATACGCTAGAAAATCCGCAACTGGAAGAGTATGACGACTGGGGGTAACCCATGCTCGATTGTAATCTCTGCGGACAGACCGCTTGGAAAGGCGAATCCTGTCCCGACTGTCCGATTTACCAACAAGAACACTACATGGAAGGAGTCGGCACACAACAAAATGTCGACTTCTTCTGTGTAGCCGAGTCTCCTCACGTACCCGGCGTATCGAGTTCCCTCACAAAACACACTCCTTGGGGATTCGACGTAGAAGCTATCGTGAAACGGTCTGTTACAGACACGGTAGCCACTAAGAATCGTTACCGGCAATTGCGAGGACGCTTTTCGTACGCTGTCCGCTGCGCTGTCGACAAGCCTAACAAGAAGATACGAGAAGCCTGCTCGAAACTTTTCAAACCTGAGTTGTTAAAAGCTGCGAATCCTAAACGCCCCATCATGATCTTTGCGCTAGGACCCGCGGTCCTCCAGTCCCTAGGGATTAAGGTCTCGGGGTACAAAAAACTCCAGGGCAGGCTCGTCGAAGCGACGCTCAGTGGACGCCGTGTCATCATCATGCCGTCATTATCTAAGCGACAACTTGCGGCAAATCCGGAGCACCACGAAATCCTGATGCGCCAACTGTACCAGTTCTTGGATGCAGTACTGGAAGTACGCGCGGGAAGATCCGTACAGATCATCACCCCTACGGACATGCTCATCCAAGACTACCGCTTCCCCAAATCCGTTCGTGCGGTCCAGAAACTCGTCGAAGAAGTAGTCGCCTACGCTCCTGAGGGGAGAAACCCCGATACGCACGTCATCTCAGTAGACACAGAAACTAACACCCTGTTTCCGCACCGCGAAAAGCTCAAGATTCTAACCTTCGTGTTCTCTTGGGGCCCTGGCTTAGCCGCTTCAATCCCTATCGAACACGACGAGAGTCCTCTGACATTGGCGGAAGTGGCCCCATATATCCAGCAGCTTCTCACGTGCCCTAAGCCTAAAGTTTTTCACAACGCCAAGTTCGACCTCAAAGTTTTACGACGTAAAGGGTGGGACGTAGAGAAGCTGGCTTGGGACACAATGCTAGCAGAACACCTTCTTGCTGAGGCCAAAAAGGGGTACTACGACCTGAAGTCCTTGACGCAGAGCTTCCTCCCTAAATACGGCGGATACGAAGACGAGATGCAAGCAGTTTACCGGAAGAGAGTCCTCGAGTACAAAGCGTCACTCGAACGAGACCCTAACGCCCCAAAATTGAAGGGTGCTGCTAAGAAGCTCGATGAAGACTACGGGTACGCCTTCGTCCCTCTTAAGAAGTTGAGCGTGTACGGGGCGATTGACGCTGACGTTACTCGGCAACTTGCTCTCGTCCAGCGTAAGAGGATGCTCGCTGAACAGAAAGACCTGAACGCGCGTCGTCGAAAAATCAGTACGAACACGTACTTTGCAGCGCTAGCAGCTCCTGGCACGCCGGAGAAAGAGCCTCTCAAAGCGCTCATGTTTCAGCAACTCATCCCTGTCACGCGTACGTTAGCTCGGATGGAAGAGGTCGGGATGCGTGTCGACCGCCCATACGTCCTGGACCTCGACGAGAAGATGCGTAGGTCGGCACGTAACCTCTACGCAGAGTTGAAACTCATGCTCCCTAACGGAGTAGTCAACGAAGACTTCAACCCTAAAAGCGTGGCACAGTTACGACGGATCCTCTTCACAGCGGGTTACCTACACCCCAAAACAGGGCGGATGGTATGTCATACCGGAGAAATCCCTGATGAAGATATCCCGCGTACAGGCACGGGATTAATCTCTACGAACGCCAAGTTCTTGCGCGTGCTCAAAAACCAGTATGACTGTCAGTTCTCAGACACCCTCTTGAAGTACCGCGCGATCACCAAAGCCCGAGACACTTTCGTACGTAACATCCTCGTACTGAGTGAAGAAGACGGGAGGATGCACACCACCTTTAACATCCACGGAACAGCTACCGGAAGGCTAAGTTCCGTGGATGAGAACATGCAAAACATCCCCAAGAAGATCGGGGACCACAACCTCAAACAGTCGTTCATTCCAACTGACCCGGATACGCAAGTCATGATGAACGCTGATGCCAAGGCCGCAGAGGTGCGCCTCTACGCCGCATATAGTCGAGATGAAAACCTGATTAGCGCTCTCAACGAAGGTCTGGACCCTCACAGCTTCTTCTCCTCTAGAGTCCTCAACCCCGCTACGATCCTGGAAGGTGTTCGGGCTTCCGAGAAATCTTCGGTCTTGGCGCTAGTCGGGATCGACGACGTACACGACTGGAGCTACGAAGATTTCCAAAAGCGTGGATACTATACGGGGACTGAGGAGGACCCAGGCCCTGACGTCGCTTACGGTCAACAGCTCGGTAAACTCCGGGGAAACATCAAACGGGTGGTCTTCGGCATCCTCTACGGAGCCGCACCTAAAAAGATCGCCAGTATTGTAGGGATCCCAGAAGCTCAAGCTGCTGCCATCATCGAATCCTTGTTCCGAATGTTCCCTACTATTCCAGAGTACATCTCGAAGACTAAAGAGAAGATCCAGTACCTCGGGTGCGTAGAGACCTTCTTTGGAAGACGGCGCCGTTTCAACCTGCGCGGTATGACCTTCAAAATGCGCAACAAGGCTGAGCGGCAGGCTGTTAACATGCTGATCCAGAGTACGAGCTCAGAGATCATCATGAGGGTAATCACCGCGGTTGACGAACCCATACGTCACGACTTCGGAGGCAACTTGCTCATCACAGTTCACGACTCTCTTGTTGCGGAGATTCCCAAAAAGTACGTCCCTCAAATGAAAGACTTCATCACCGAATACGGAGTCAAGCGCGTCCGAGAGCTCTATCCGTGGCTGCCTGTCCCTTTCCTATGGGACGTGGAAGTAGGTCCCTCTTACGGACAACTTACTGACATAGATAAGTACCTGAAAGGGAACGTCCTCCCTGCTGACATTAGTGGCGACGATTACCTCGACCACGAAATCAAAAGCGACTTCGAAAACCTCGACTCCTAGAGGTAAAAGAGTTTGGTACTGGCGTTTTTCCATACGCAGAAAAACAGAGGGAGTTACTCCCTCGCACGCTGCACGAGCTCGCGGTACGACCAGGGGTGTCACCGCCACAGCCCGAGCCGACCCACTGTGTGACCTGCGATCACACACGTGGCTCAAGCCGGGCTACGACGTGACTCCCACCTGACAGCAGTACCCCACGTTCGAGTGTCAGATGCCGCGCCAAGATTTCGGGACCGACTGGACGAACGACGAAATCTTAGCTGCCCATCTGACACTTTTCTCACTAGGAGGAAAGCAGTACCCCCTGTGAGTTCTTCGGAGATCCGAGGCCCTCTCCGCGGGAGATCTACGCGATGATCGGACGCTGCGTAGTCTCACCTCTGCGAGGGCCCGGATCTCCGATGAACATCCTAGCAGTACCTGTGTACCTGAGTTGGCCTCCTCATCCCGCTATCCGCTAAGATGAGGACCCCAACTCAAAGCCTAGCAGTACCATTTTTAGTGCCGGAAAACCGGGTATACCCCAGCCGGTGAGCTACACGCCGGACGCCTTCGTGTGTGGAACTGAGTGCTCTCGGTTCTGAGCAAGAACGACAGCATAGCGGCACTACTCCTGCCAGAATTTGAAATCCTTGTTGATGACCTTCCACGCTAGCCACGCAAAGAGGCCAGCGTGGAGGCAGTCATCAGGCTTCTGGGGAGAATGGCGCCAAACCTTCCGGTCATTCTGCGTGATGTCTTCGTACTCGTTCAAGATGTCGTTAATCGCGACCCGCATCTCCACCAACGGAGCCCACTCTACTTTCTTTTGCTTCAAGAGCATGAAGTAGTTGTCGATGAGAGTTGTGCGGTCACCCATGTAGCGGTCAATCTGGTTGAACTTCAAGGCTTTGGCCTGCATACCATACTGTACCTGGATCACTTTGTGGTGTCCGAGGTGTGTGCGCATGAGGTCATTAGCTAATGCCCCTTCACCTGCATCACCGCAGAACATAGAGACGTGGTACTGCTTGCAAGTGTATGCGATCTCTTCTACGGCGCTTACAGGGTTAGTTCCCGGGTATACCTTATAAAACAAGCACACGAGCTTCTGATCTCTAGGTCGCCAACCCCAGATCCAAAGAACAGTCCTGGATACCCCAGAAGTCCCTCCCCCCGACCAATCAGCGCCCGCAACGATTTGTGTGATGTCCTTTAAGTGGTCTCGCGGGGGATACTGCTCCAGCTTTCTACCTGTGCACAACGCCTCAAGCTCTTCTTGAGAAAGTAAGCGGCTACCAATCTCGTCCGAAACACCCAAGACCTCATTCCGAAAAGTCGAAAGAGGGGCTTCTTCGTATTTCTGTAAGATTCGCGACCAGCGCTGCTCCGCAACTTGAATTTCGGATGTGGAACGTCCCGCCATTCTCATTGCATGTGGGTTGTTACGCGGCATCATCGGCTGACTAATATGAAAACCCTGGAGTGTTTTACTCGGAGCCATATCCACCCATTGGCCATTGAAGGGGTTAAGCAATTTTTTACATTTAGGACAGCCGGGGCCCTCTTTTTGGAGTATCTTCTCACTGTCAATGTACACGTAGTTATTACAGCCCTCGCACTTCATCACCCACTCAGTCTGGGTGCTGAGCTCCCAGAGGTACTGAATGGTATTCTCCATCGTCTTCGGAGTCCCGGCATACGTCTCATACGCGTAGTCAGACTCCGCCATCGTCTCGTTACCGACAGTGATGACAGGGTCATACAGAATATCCTGGACCTCGTCATACATGTTCCGGTCAGTGGAAGGCCCACGAAGACGTTCAGCATCATCACATCCGTAGGTGAAGAGCATCTCGCTGCCATTCGTGAACTGTTTGTGGAAGACGCGGTCTGCCAAGTCCGTTCGCAGAAACTTATCGTTGATAATTGGGGAATAGCGCATCGTTTTACCGATACGCGTATTGGAAAACCGCGTCGTTTGCTCCTTGGAGGGGCTCACGAACATGGTAGAGAAGTGTGGTATAAGACTGCACTCGATGATGGAGAAATTCGCTAGCGTAGTAGACTTCGCAACCTGGCGACTAGTCTTAAACAACGTACGCCGATAGCGCCCGTCATAGAACGCACGGTGCATCGGCCAATCCGTCAAACGAAAAGGTTTCCCGTCGAGCATAATCCATGCTTCGGCGGTAACGGACAGTAGGGCTGAGCGGGAGTTGCTCATAACAAAGAGAGGTTAACAGCATGGCACGAGGCAGGCAAGAAGAGAACCCGAACAAGCAGCTGCACTACGCCGAGAAGTACGACATCCCACGAGCTACCATCGCAGAGATCCGGCAGCAGATCCTGCTCACCTGGCAGACCAAACAGCACCGCGGAGCTATCTGCGTGGTCGGTGAGGCAGGCATCGGCAAGTCCCAGATCGTCGCCCAGATCGCGAGGGATGAAGGCGCGAGCATCTACGACATCAGGACCGCCCACTACGGTCTCGTGGGTACCGGCATCCCGAGCACTAAAGACTCCCCCGAGGGGTACTTCGACCTGCTCGTCCCGTCGGTGTTCCCAAAGAAGGGTGAGAAGTCCATCATGCTGTTCGAGGAGATCAACCAGGGTCTTCAGCACAGCATCGCCATGTTCTTCTCCCTCGTCGAGGACCGGAGGATGTTCAACTACTTCCTTCCGGATGAGGCCATCGTGGTCGCGCTGATGAACCCCGCAACGGCGCAATACGCCGTCACACAGCTCGAAAACAACGCAGCTCTCCGTCGGCGCCTGAAGTGGTTCTACGCACTGGAGTCGTTCAAGGACTGGGTCGAACACGCGTCCACCGACAGCTTCCACGAGAGCGACCGTTCCTGCTTCGACGATCACAAGGGGCGTCCATGCCATCCGGGAGTACTCGACTTCGTGAAGCAGTACCCCAAGAATCTGTACGACAAGAAGGCGCAGGGAGAAGGCAAGCAGTACATGTGCCCCGCGACGGTCCAGACCGTCTCGCTGGACGCGTACATGCTCGAGAAGATGGACCTCCCCGTCGACAACGAGTTCGCCCTGTGCCGTTACGCATCCTCCGTGGGCACGCACATGGCGACGCAACTCGTCGAGCACCTCAAGGACAACCGCACCGCGGTTCGCGCCGACGACGTGGTCTCCGACTACAAGAAGCTCGCTCGCAAGCCGGTGCGCCTCCTCCTGCAGAAGTCGGAGCAGGAGAAGATCACCGAACTGAACATCAACGTCCTGACGTACATGTTCAGCCTGCAGCCCGACGCAAAGGTAGCGGCGAAGAACTTCGTCATGTATCTCGAAGATCTGCCCAACGAGATGCGTGTCAGCCTGCTCTCGCAGCTGAAGAAGTTCGCAGACGAGAACAACGCCAACGACTACCTCTTCTCCCTGATGCGTCACGTCCAAACACACAAAAGCTGGATCAAGATCCACGCTAGCCTGGACGACGCGCAGACGGAGGTCGAGCGGGCCCTGCGCGGGAGCTGAGGCCGTGTCGCCGTATCTGTCCCTGGCGTGTGAGTTGCGCCAATCCAGAACCGAAGAAGAGTGGCGGAAGGACTCAGAGGAGATCCGGCAGAAGTGTCTCATCGCCGTTAAAGAAGTAATGACGGCACAGCCTGAGCCGGAAGAGATCATCTACGACTTGATCTGCCTCCTCCTCGTGCTTCCCGTCGCTGACCGCCTCCACATCCAACGCGCCTTCCGGCCTCTTGCTCAGAAGCTGGATTGCGTGGCCTACCTTTCGAACGTGTCTCGGGCTCTGCAGGAGACCGACGCCTGGGTGGATCTGAACATCCTGTCAGACAAGGGGCGTCGAAGCCTGCCTGACATGGGGCTGGAGATCAACCCGGAATTCAAACTCCCTTGAGCTCTAGGAAGTCCTGTCCCATGGACTTAGCGGCGTCTTCCACAAAGACGTAGGTCCCTGCGAGCCGAGACAGGTTCACCCCAAGGGGGTTCTCCGCAAACTCAGTGTGCTGGAGAGCCCCCTTATCCAACCCCTCCCACGCCTTGCGGACTTCCTTCCGCAAATTTTTTGCTTCAGGAGGTTGCAAGTCTACGAGGTTATCCTCGGCAAAGGAGAGCTCCTCAGGAGTGGTGATGTAACCTGCGCGCTTCAAGCAAACAGCAACGTACTGCTGGACATCCTCATCGAACTCCGCGTCCCCCTTGCCCTCGGGATCCATCCTTCGGACAGCGTCTGCCTCGTAGACTGTCCACGCCATTTCCGCAGGGTGACACTCCTGAATCGCATCGGGGTTACTAATATTCCCCACAAAAGCGTGGACAGTATTCTCGAACACAATGTGGTCCCAGAAGAATTGCGGGTTGACGATGAGGGCGATAACCGCCTGGAGCTTGTCACGGTTGACGAGGCTCAAGTCGAGACCGTCTTTCTCCATCGTTATCCAGAGAGTCTCCGGCTCCCAAGAAAGCATCTCCAAACCATAAACGTTGCGCGCCGCGGTGTAGAGAGATCCTGCGCTACGCTCATCCGTTGAACTCTTGAGAAATTCTAGAGAACGCGCCCTAGAAGTCGCAGGAAGAGACTCCGGGATCGCAGCTACGCTACTTGCGAGTTTTTCTAAGAGTTCATTCATACGTAGGAGGAGAGTTGCTTTTGCGCAATGGCCTTCACGTCATCAGGAAGCGTGGGAAGAAGCTGCATCAAAGCTTCCGGGTTAACAGTCTCCCCGTCACTGGAAATCTCGGAAGCCACGTTATCCCCCAGCAGGTCCTTCCAAAACGTAAGGGGAAGCGCCGCTAACTTCTGCTTATTGAGCATCATCCCGGTACCAAGCTCCAGAGTGTCCTCCGCAAGCTTCTCCGAATTGAAGACAGTCTGAATCGGATCTGGAAGCTTACGACCGTAAAGACGTGTAAGCCCGGCTTCCTTGTCCAGCTCGTGAATCGCGCTGGCTAATTTAGTCTGAATCTCTCTGTCATGAAACTCAGGAGCAACACCCTCGAGTTCCTGGGATATTTTGTCAAACGCATCCGAGAAAACGGTGCCCCGAGTCACTTCCCTTCGCGCACCCAGCCAGTCTTTTAGGCGCTGAGTACTGGTAAGCGTAAAACCGGCCAGTTTCTCGGTAGAAGGATGTAATGTGACTCCAAATTCCTTTGCGAGTTTGCAAAGCTGGAACATCCCAGAAGCCCGATCCTCTACAGTAAGAGTCGGGTAAATCTCACGGATACGAGTTTCCGCCAACTTGACATCTTCCGCGGTCTTCACCAGGAAGCGCTGTTGTTCAGGAAATACGTAGCGCTCTTCCGCAGACGCAGTCTTCTCGGCGGACGCTACGTAGATGTCGTCGTCAAGCTCGTAGACTTCCGCCGCTTTCTCCAGCATCTCATCAACTTCGCGAGGAACCGCGGACGCAAGCTTTCGATAGCCCAAGGAAAGCGCCGCGTGCTCTCGCGTGTGTAACGGAAATCGACGCTGTCCCGGCCACGCAAACGAACTATCGGGGAGATCCGAAAACTCGTCTTCGTCGATGTTGGCAGTCTTGGCCACTTCTTGCAATGCAGGAAAGCGATCAAGAACCACTCGAAGATGGGCATAACCCGGGTCGCACGTTTGGTCGTAAAGTGTCGTTGTCATATTGTCCCTCAAACCGCGTGGTAGTGAAACACACCTCATTATACGGCAGGAGGAAATGGAATGCAAAACAACCAACAATCGCCAGCGGAAGCCCTCTCTCAGGTCCTCCAATGGGCTTGCTCCCCTCGCGGAGGCAACAACTTCTGGGGCCGCATCTTGAACGGTTGCGGTCGACGGGCTATTCCAGGTCTGGGAACCGCTGCGATCTCCCTCACTCGAGAGGGAAAATTCATGTTCCTCTGGGACCCGGAGTTCTTCGTGAAGATTCCGATGCCCCTCCGGATCATGGTCGTCATCCACGAAGCGGCCCACATCGTCCTGTCGCATGTCGAGCGGAGCCTGCACATGAAGCAGATCTGCAGCGCCAACGACTACCAGTGGAACCAACTGTCCCCGCTCATCAACTTTGCACAAGACATGGCCGCCAACGACATTGCCCTCCGCGCTCTCGTCGATCTCGGCAACTTCAGAGAATACAAGAAAGAGCTCCTGTTCCCTGAGAACCCCCCTTGGAACTTCCCCCAGGGCAAGTCGTTCGAAGAGTACCTGAAGATGCTCATCGACAAGTGCAAAGAAGACGGCTTCGACCCCAACAAGCAAGAGACCGACGGGGAAGGGAACGCTATTGTCGAAGTCTACGGAGTCCCTCTGCCGATGCCTAGCAGCAACGACGACGGAGACGGAGACGGAGACGATCAGCAACAGGGTCAGGGTCAGGGTCAGGGTCAGGGTCAGGGTCAGGGTCAGGGACAACCGCAGAAAGGCCAGTCCGGAAGTGGGGGCGGAGGTACTCAGCAGCAGCCGGACAAGGACGGAAAGTTCCCTGTCAACGAGGCTCCTCAGTGGCTCAAGGACCGCCGGAAGAACATGATGCCCCAGCACATCGACTGGCAGCAGATGGCCGACAGCATGACCGACGCCGAAATCGAGCGCATTCAAGAGCGTGCACGTCGGGAGTCGAAGAAGATCGTCAAGAAGGCCGCGCAACAGACCGTGAAGGGTCGTGGGACGATTCCGGGACAGTTGCAATCCGTCATCGATGAACTGCTCAACGAGCCGTCGATCCCTTGGCACGAAGTCTTCAAGAACCTTCTCCGTTCCTCCATCTCCTCCAAGCTCAACGAATCGACTGCGTGGCCGCACATGGGGCTGCTTGCCGGGTGTGAAGGGCAAGGCATCGAACCGTTCCCCGGCGTACAGAAGGACTTCGAGTTCTTCGTCACAGTCGCCATCGACACATCCGGGTCGGTCTCCGACGATGATTTCATCAAGTTCATGTCTGAGATCCAGGGATTGATGAAGATGAACAAGACCGTCACGACGCGGGTCATGCTCTACGACGCAGCCATCCAGCGGGAGTTCCTCATCGAACCGGACGACGAAGTTACGTATCACTGCACCCGTCACGGATACGGGGGCACCAACTTCAGGCCGCCCTTCAAGCGGATGCTCGGACTCGACACGGAGAACGACTGGGAAAACGACGCCGAGAAGCTCGAACAGACGCTCCCCAAGACGGACCTCTTCATCCACTTCACAGACGGCTATGCTCCCATCAGTAGCGACGGGGGTGGCGGTCCGATGCCTGAGCTTACTCCGCCGTGCCCGTTCGTGTGGGTGCTCACCGAAGACGGTCGGGAAGACCCCGACATGGGCGGCATTGTGCTGCAGATCGACTCCGACGATTAGAAAAGGATTGTTCCGATGACCGAGATTTACTGTGTGAAACTCAAGCAGCTGCGGTTGGAGGGGAGAGTATCCGAATCTTTCGACTACTTCCCCTTCGACCGCTTCTATCTTGTTCCGGCGGATCACAAGCCCCTAGCTTTGCGGCTGTTCCGCTACAGCTTGATCATGAAAGTCGATGACGTCGTCAAACGGAGTCTCGGCCTTATCCAGTTCACCCGCCGTCGCACGATTGGGATCAAACGTAACAACTCTGAGCTAGCATACTCACGAGTTCCGGGCACCGGCATTCCCGAAATCAGTGCGATAAACGAAGGCGAGTGGCTCCTAGTAGTCCCCACCTACCTCGCCCGGGATAAAGAAATCGACCCGGAAAGCAACAAGCGCGTTACCAAAAAAGTGCGCCTAGCCTACACGCTATCGCAAGCGGTTTCCAGCATTCACAACCTCAGTGTCCCGATGCCCACAGTAACCCTGCACACCCCCATAGAGAATATCCCGGTACTCTGTGCCATCTGTAAAAACGTGGCGAGTTACCACGCCAACAAGTGCGCACCTGGGCAGCGCGCTTGTCGTAACGGGATATCGCTCAATCGCCTACCTGTAGACGACGAATTCCGAGAGACCATCGAAACTTCTGTGAAAGGGGCAGGTGAGATCGAATGACTTACGGTTTCCACGAAAGCGTGTTCGAAACGATCACCATCCCTAACACTGAATTCCCGCTCTACGATGACTGTACTCTCGCATTCTTCCTGGGGTTCCGGAATAAGACCCTGTGGCACCTCCTCCACAACAAGGAAAACAACTATCGAGTATTTCACATCCCCAAGAGCAACGGGCGTAAACGCGTGATCCACGCCCCGTCTCCGATAATGCAATCCGTTCTCCACTCCGTTCACGCGCGAATTCTCCTCCCGATGGAGTCCAAACTCGGAGACCACGTTACTGCGTACCGTCCCAACAGGTCCATCATGGATGCGGTTGCGCGGCACATCCCCGAGTGCCCGACCTGTGACAGTGTACCTAAGGGAGAAGTGGCGAAGAAGCACGACTGTCCACGCAAGGGGGCATACATTAAGATGGACCTCAAGGACTTCTTCCCTAATACACGGCGCGCATGGATCCGCCACCTCTTCCAGGACGAAGGGTACTCACATCACGTCAGCGGTCTGCTTGCCAACCTGATGACCGTCCCCTTCGTGAACCCTCGCGGAGTACCCGGCGATAACTACAAAGGAACCCCCCGGCAGAAGTTCCTTGCGGGAGTGCCTCAAGGAGCCCCCACCTCAGGTGCCATCTGCAACCTCGTCGCCAACACACGCATTGACACGCCCCTCCTGGCCTACTTCGAAAAGAAAAACGCTGAGGGAGGACTCCAAGCTCCATGGGACTGGAGGTATAGTCGATACGCTGACGACCTCACCATCACATGCGGCAAGGATCTCCCACTCGGCGAGAAGAAACAGGTCGTGCGAGACGTTACTGAGATCGTCGAACGCGCTAGGTACAGGGTCAACCGTTCCAAGACCAAAATAACTAGCGCGTTTTACCGGCGCAAAATGCTCGGGGTCGTCATGAATCAAAAGCTAAATATCGCTTACGACGAATACCTCCGCATACGCGCCATCGTACACAACTGCATGGTTAACGGCGTCGACACGCAGTACGCTCGAGCGGGCAAAGAATCCCCTGAGAAGCTCATCCAGTTTTTACGAGGTAAAGTCAGCTTCATCTCAAGCGTACATCCAGGCAAAGGCGAGAAACTGAAATCCGAGCTGGACGTTGCGATCCAGAACTGGAAAGAGAAGAATGACCCTCCGCAGCACTGATGACATTGACTACGTATTCACAGCCGCGTGTCTCGTGGCGGGTGCCGGTCTCCGGTATCTGTCACGAGGCGCGCAGTGCTGTCTTCTTTTTGGCAAACGCCGTTCGCATCTCGACCTCGGCAACCTCGAGTACCATAAAGAGATCGCGAATGCAGACTTGACTAGGCATTTTTTGGGTGACTCTTTTGCCATCATCCCTATCCACTACGAACACCAGAAACCACGATGGGGGGATACGAAAGAGCCACTGATAGGACTCATTGCAACGAACGAACCCGACGCCACTTGCCGCGGAGCTATCGGACAAGCAAAAACACTTCCAGTAACTGTCGTTCAAAAAGGGCACGTAACACACCGTGAGGGCTTAGAAGTGTTTAATACTTGTGAACTCCCAGAAAAATACGTCGTGGGGTGTGGCGGATGTCGAACAGGGACAGAAACACACAACACATGTCCTGTCGTGAAACTCGAAAATTTGGAAGAAATCCCAGAATTCGAAATCGACACGTACAGCGAAGATGTGACTTACTGGAAATCCCGCATCGGTAGGTTTGTAGCTATAGGCCCATCGTACACCTCTGCGGACTATATCACTCCAGCACACCGAACAATTGTTCAACACAGTTTCAAGTACGTAAGCTCGACCATTTCGGACAGGAGAGACACAGCCCAAGAAATGGGGAGACGTGCGCAATTTAGGAGGGAGATCTGCAGCCAATGTCTAATGAAGGAACCCTGTTGGTATGAAGGTGCACCTAAACACTGTACCAAGTACTACCCACAAACATTACGGGAGATATCACTAGAGATCGTAAAAAATACCCCGTGCAAGTTTACAGGTCCGCAACTTAGAGTACTGCTAGCCAACAGCGGCCCAATGGACAAACGGTTCAACCGTTATAAGGGGCACTTCACCTTAAAGTACACTAGCAAATACTCGGGCGGTTCCGAAGGCGTCAAATTTGTTATCAATCGAAAGACGTACCCAGGGCACGCCCTAGCAGGGACTGATAACTACAAGACCGCGCTCTCATGGCTACACGACTATGTAGACGCTCCCTGGGTCCCTGAAAAAGCTAGACATATGGATGCCCACGAAAAGGCGGTACTCTTCGAACTCCTGCAGCGGAACCAAAGCCCTACGCGTAACAACGGGTGGCGCCAAACAACATACCCAGTGAACTTCGTAGCCAAACGAGGGAGCGGGCCCTACTACGTAGAATACTCCTGGGGCCCTAGTGGAAGGTACGTATTACCGTGGCCTTTAAGAGCAGAAAACTTGTTTGACGTGTACAAGAACTACAAAAACTTGAGGTGCGTATCTGGGATTCGCCCACCCGACCGCTTAATCCGTCGACACTACTAGATAGAATCCGGATCAAAATCCGGACACACCGCCACTACCGCAGCGAGAGCTGCGTCCTCCGCCTCCTGGGCGGCTGCCAATGTTGCAGCCGCCTCTTCTTTTGCTTGGACGGCGGTATTCACATCCGCGAGAGCCGCAGACTGGTCACTAACAGCAGACGCATACTCCGAGGACGCCGTCGCACACACATTTGTGAGGATGTTGTCAACATTAGCAACCTGAGGAGCACCTGTAGTATCCCACGCAGGTTTGATCGATGTGTACCAAGTGTACATCACGTTATACAAGAAAAACCAATCATCCGTCGGAGCAGGGGCAGTAGTGAGAACCCACGGGGTACCCGACCACTGCTCATATGCAGTCTTAAGATCGTCGAAAAGAGAGTTGTTACCCGCCTCGTACGATGAGATACCGCTTTTAAGAATCGTCCAAAACCCGTGTGTAGGGTCGCGGAGTTTTTCACAGAAGTTCACGGACGCCAGGAACATATCAACTTGAGTCGTGGCGTCGTCATAAGCTTCTTCAGCGTCCGAGAGTGTCGTAGTTTTTGTCGCCAAGTCCTCTTCAGCAACCACACGAGCAGCTTTAGCGTCGGAGTACGCCGTCTTGAGCTCCTGCGTATAGCTCTCATCGGCATTCGGAAAAGTCAAAGTCTCAGCAGTCGGAGTGTAGAAACTGCTGTAGTAAGCTTGCCACGTCGTAACCAACGTGTTCACACGCCCATCTATCTCTTGGCGTGCTTGCATCGCGATTTCGAGATCTGAATAGTCGTTGCTCACAAACGCGGACAAATAAACGGTCGCGTCTTCCGACACCGCAGTGGCCCTATCCGTATTCAGATTCGTCAGATCATACGGGGTAGCCACACGCAAAAAAGTATCGGCGGTTGGGTCTAGGTTGTCGTTGATAGTAGTCACGAACAGGAACTGATGAGGTAGATCCCCCTTATCAGTGACAACCGAAATTACCCGGTAAACCAGATCACCATCGGAATTGAGGAGCTGGTTACGCGTCTGCGATACGACTGTATCAGCCATGAGTTAACCTGTAATGGTGTGGGTTAGCACACCTTCGAAAACGTCGTTGGCTTCCTCGTACTCTCGGACAAGCCATTCGACCCGGCCATAGACGTGAGACGTGAAGGCCAACGCATCATCGATGTTGTCATAGTCCTGCGAACATTGGGACGCCAAGTAATAGGGGACCCCTTCACTGATCGCTGCTGTACGGGACGAGGGATAGTTCTGCAAGTCCCAGACAGTTCCGACATGCGAAAACGTTTCGAGCTCAGTGTTGATCACGAAAATCTGAGATTGAATATCGTTCGAATAGGTGACCGTGTTCGTCACGCGGTACACGGGACCTTCCTCGATAGTCTTCTCCTGCTTGAGGTCTACGCGGACTGTCACGTGTATATCTCCGTGCTCGTCCCTGCAAACTCATCCAAATAGGTCTCTGTGTTGTCAACCAGAGACTGTGCTTGAGTCTGGAGAGAAACAAACTTGTTAATAGCCGACGAAAGGCTGTCGACTGAGGAATGGATAGTCCGGAGACGGTAGTACACCTGGTCGTCCCAAGTGCCGTCGTACACGTCTAATGTGGCGGCTCCTGAACCATTGAAAACTCCGCGGGGTACTAAACTTGAGTCGTAAAGGGTAAAGGACAGGCGTCCCCCGAATGCGGGAAACTCATCCCCCGGAACAACCTTAACGACGTTATACGCCGCGTCAAAAGATGAAACTTCGTGTTGCGTGCCCGGTACGTATCCAAGAAACGTCCAAAGGGAGGGGATCTCGTTAAGTACGATGAGGTCAGTGGCTACCGGAACCGTGGTACCAAACGCCTCTTCATAAAAATGGTTATAACCATCTACCACCGGAGCAGCAGGTACCCCAGTAAGATCGATGAGCGTCCCGACACGGGAAATGCTCTCGAGTTCCCCTTGGAAGCCACTGCGCGCAACGATGCACACAGGGTCGACGTCCACACCACTGAGAACGTCGACACCTAAGTAGAAAGCATCCGCAAGGGTGTCACGGGTGAACTCAATTGTTAACTGTGCCATAACGCGTTGACCTCACTGAGATTTTCTGTAAAAAATAGTAGGACATGGGGTGTATCCAGTCAAGCTACGTCGGTATCGATCCTTCTTTCACGTGCACAGGTGTAGGCGCTGTAAGTCCTACCAAAGTATCACACTTCCACTTCCGAGGACCTACATTAAGAGGTAAACGAGCAGGGGGAGTAGCCCGTCTTACCGCCCTGCAGCACGAGCTGCAGCGACATCTCGAGTACCTAGTCCGAAACCTGGGACCCATCAAACACGTCTGTATTGAAGGACCCGCGTATGCTGCAACCAACCGCGCAGACGACTTGGGACAGCTCCGGGGAGTATACTCAGTGTGCGCAGCGGAATTTTGTGACACCGTCACCGTCGTCCCCCCTACCTCTCTAAAGAAATTCGCCACAGGTAGTGGAGCGGCTACCAAAGAGAAAATGGTCAAAACCGCAACAGAGATCTGTGATGAGCGCCTCCTGCACGATGAAGCTGACGCCTTATGGTTAGCGGTACTCGCCCGGGGGTTAGAAGACGACACCCTGGAGCTCAAGCGGTATCAGATCGAAGTAATCGATGGTATAAGGAACCCGAAGGTCAAGCGTAGGGTTTCCACGCGACAAGCCGACAACATCTAAAAGGGAGCAACGCAGAATGCTGAAGTTCACGAGACAGCTGTCTGCTGAGGGGAAGAGCGCCGCTCAGCAAGTCGATTGGACCCGGACAGATATCATCGTCAAAAACAACAAAACCGGTGAGATTCTCTATGAATGCCTGGACGCTGAATTCCCCTCCAGCTGGTCCTACGACGCATGCAAAATCGTAGCGAGCAAATACTTCCGGCAGTCCAGGACATCAGAGCACACCGAAACCAGCGTCCGACAAATGGTCGAACGGGTCGTCAGTGCACTGGTCGATAGCGGCATCGAACAAGGATATTTCGATGAAGAAAACGGCCAAATTTTTGGAGATGAACTGGCCCTCCTTCTTTACGGACAGTACGGTTCTTTCAACAGCCCCGTCTGGTTCAACTTGGGAGTGCCAGGCGTCGATAAGCCCCAGTGTTCGGCATGCTTCATCAACTCGGTGGACGACAGTATGGAGTCGATCCTCGAACTGGCCAAGACTGAAGGGCTTATCTTCAAAGACGGTTCTGGCTCCGGCGTAAACCTTTCCCCTCTGCGAGGGTCGCAAGAACGCATCCACGGCGGTGGTCACGCTTCCGGTCCTGTATCCTTTATGGCAGGCTACGACGCCTTCGCCAACGTGATCTTAAGCGGGGGGCGCACACGTCGAGCTGCGCGCATGGTCATCCTGGATGTTGACCACCCTGACGTCTGGAAGTTCATCAACACCAAAGCAGACCAGGAAGACATCGTGCAAGTTCTCGCACTGGCAGGGATGAGCACGGATTTCACCGATCCCGAAAGTGCTTACGGAGTAGTCAAGCACCAGACAGGGAACAACTCGGTTCGCGTCTCCGACACGTTCATGGAGAAGGTGCGCAACATTCTTCACGGATACCAGAACGATGTTCCGTGGGAGACTACCAACAGAGTAGACGGCACAACAGCAGAGACGATCTCCGTACGTAGCCTATTCCGCGCCATCGCTGAAGCAGCGCACAAGTGTGGGGACCCCGGGATCCAATTCGGAGACACTATCAACGCCTATAACACCTGTGCTGGAGACGGAGAAATCGTCGCTAGTAACCCGTGCAGCGAATTTGTCTGGCTCAACAACTCTGCCTGCAACCTCGCGAGTCTCAATCTCTGTCAGTTCTCCAAGTCAAAAAACACCTTCGACATTAAACTCTTCAAGCACGCCATCCGGACGTTTATCACAGCGCAAGACATCATCGTCAGTCTCGCCAGCTACCCTACCAAAGAGATCACCAAGAACAGCCTGGCTTACCGAACACTCGGTCTAGGGTACGCTAACCTCGGGGGCTTGTTGATGTCGTGGGGATTGGGCTACGACAGTGAGGACGGAAGGGATGTCGCAGCATCGCTGACAAGCTGTCTAACGGCCTACGCCTATCAGACCAGCGCTGAGATCGCAGGTAAGCTAGGCCCCTTCCCGCGTTACGAAGAAAACGCCAGCCACGTAGAGGACGTTCTTGTTAAGCACCAAGCAGTCACTAAGAAGCTGAAGAGGGACCTTGCTGGTTTACAGGGTAAAGCTGTGACCGCCTGGAGAGACACAATCAACGCTGCTTTCAAGAAGTCCGGGAAAGGGGTCCGTAACGCGCAGGTAACTCTTCTGGCCCCGACGGGGACGATTGCTTTCATGATGGACTGCGCCACCACAGGTGTCGAACCTGACATCGGACTCAAAAAGACCAAGACATTAGTAGGCGGGGACGTCATGGAGTACGTAAACCCCAATGTCGAAGCAGCGCTGCAATCCTTAGAGTACGACCCCGAAGACCAAGATGATCTCCTCGAGTACATGAGGGAACACGGACACTTCGAAGGTTCCGCTCTACGAGAAGAACACCTCGAAGTTTTCGACTGTTCCATCCCCGTAGGTACCCGGCGTCTCTCAGTAGACGCACACATCGAAATGTGCGCGGCGATTCAGCCTTTCCTCTCGGGGGCAATCTCCAAGACGTTCAACATGCCTCGGGAAGCCACAGTAGATGAAGTCGAGAGGACATTCCTCAAAGCATGGGAGAAGGGGGTCAAGTGCATTACGATCTACCGGGAAGGAAGCAAGCTCAGTGAGCCTCTTCGAGTGCGAGAACTCCGTAAGGAAACATCAGATGACCTCGCGGTACCTGAACGTAAGTGTCTGCCTGACGAGCGTGACCAGAAGGGGCACAAGTTCCACATTGGCCCGCACAAAGGCTACATCACAGTAGGGTTTTATCCCAACGGGCGCATGGGGGAGATCTTCCTCCGCATGGCGGGGCACGGATCCACTGTCAATGGGCTCCTCGACAGCTTCGGTACCCTAGCGTCCTTAGCTCTCCAATACGGTATTCCCCTCGAGGAGCTCGTCTCACGGTTCGAGGGGTCACGGTTCGCGCCTTCCGGATGGACCAAGAATCCTAACATTCCATCCGCCAACTCCATCATCGGCTACGTCTTCAAGTGGATTCGCTGGCGCTTCCTGGAAGAGGGAAATCAAGCTCTCCCTGAAGAGCGGCCTTCCATGCTGCCCCCTCCCATGGACGAGGACTTCGATCTCGCATCGGAACCGTGCCCCCATTGTGGGTCACAGTTGCGTAAGGTGGGTGCGACCTGTTACGATTGCCCCAATTGCTCATACAACACAGGAGCTTGCTCATGACAGACATCAAACAACTGAAGTGCATGTTCGAAGAGTGTTCCGGCACTCTCGGACCGGAATCCGTGGAGATCCGTCACCAGGGCGAGCTTGTCGGTTTCATCTGCGACAACTGTCAGCGTGGACCCAAAGGATTCAAGTTGACCCTCAAGAAGGAAGACGGGAAATTCACCCCGATCCAAGCTGTCCCCCTCTCCAACGTTCGTTGACATGCCTGTTATCGTCCCTGCCTTTGTGAACGGTCTCATCGCGGCGGAAACTCCGCCTAAAGAGAGCATAGCGCAACAGGCCAAGGGATTTGTCGACGCCTTCATTCCTTACATCAAGGGAGCGGTGTCTAACGGCATCCCCATCACTCAACCAACCTGCGACCTCCCTGTGACGCAAAGCGCGTTGCAGGGAGGTGTCGCATACGCCTTTTCTTTGGGTTCGGGACCTGCCGTGGCGAACGCCTTGGGCCAAGCTATCCTGGCGTTCTTCAATTCCGCACCTGTAGTGCCTCCCGCCAGTGGGTTCTTCTCCAGTGCTCTGGGAGCCGCAATCTCCGGACCCCTCTGGACCTACATGTCAGGAATCAGCGCTCCCGTGGATCTTCAGAAGCCTGCCAAAACAGCTGTTGTAAGCGCGATTACTTCGTGGATGGCTGCAGGGCCCGGAGGGGGTCTGTTTATTACATTTCCAGGGTCGCCGAATATCCAGGCACCGATCACCTAGTACTGGACGAACGTAGGCATAATCGTGCCCATAACGTAAACCGTAGAGAGGCTTCCGGTAGACAGCTGAAGGTCTCCGGTAGAGGTGTTCACCTTGAGTGTCACACGGTCCGAAGCTCCACTAGCTACCTGGAGCGGGAACGGACTCGCTCCCTCATAGATTCTGGCAAATTCGTACTGTGACGCTTCTCCGCTATTCCCAAAGTAGACGTGACGCGTACAAGCGTAAACTGCCTCAATCGCATCCTGTACGTCTCCGGCAGGGGACAAACCCAAGAAGTCAGAATCTGTACTAACCGTCAATGATGCGAACGCCCGTCGACCGCGCCAATCAAAACCGGACTGTAAGGTAATATCCCCAGCGCTAGCCGAAATAGACTGGGTGAAGAAGTACGGAGTAGGCTGCATCTCGAACTGGGGACCAGTCCCAGTATAATTGGGGGATCCAAAGGGCGAGACGTGTACGTAGTCATCCCAGCCATTGAACGGGTTAGGCGTCCCCCAAGAATTAGGAGATCCGACACCTTGAAGGTACTGTCTTATCCCGTAGTCGGTAAACGCGTACATCGAAGCGGGGATACCGGTGATGTTCCGGACCCACCCGCTGACGCCTCCCACATGATGACAGTTGAACGCAATGAGGAGGCACGAACCGAGTCCGTCAAATCCTGCATCAGGAAGCGCCCTGTCCGCGTAGTACGCATAGACCCCCGACTGTCCAGACGTAGACGTAGTCTCAAACAGCCGCTTGAGGATTCCGGACTTGTCCTCCGAAGAGGCCCCCAACACATGTCCCCCCGTCGTACCGCTGACACCATCGTCATAAAGGACAAACGCGCCACCTAGGCCCATCCCCCACCTAGACGTCCCTGCATGTTCGTGGAGCGTATATGTAGTACTCGTCGCCGAGTTAAACTGGAACGTTGCACCCACAGCTAACCCGGTTCGGACAGAACTAAAGATCATATTCTGGCTCATGAACCACATGAGCGCATTTCCTGTCCCTGAGTCATCCGCAGCTGCGATGAAGTCTCCTGTTGCGCCTGAAGGTGCCGCCCCCTGCACCATCAAGATGTCTCCACCCCTAACATACCAACTCGTGGTATTCCACATGATGTCGTTAAGAGGCGTGGAGGTAAAGTTGTAACGGTAGAAGAGCTTCCACGTAGTCAATGCAGGGTAGCGCTCATGCCAAGATCCAAGATTGACATGGTCGTAATCGTTCAGCGTGACGAAGTCATCAAATTCCCACGCCCCTGTTACGATCTCATCCGATCCGAGAGCTGCTCGGGCGTTAGTCCCAGCCTGTAACTGGATGAGCTGATCGAATACGCTACCAGGGGAAAGCGGTGTAAGCAATTGGCTAGCACCACTAACAGGTATGTTGGTCTTACTCCCTACAAGCTCAGATCCTCCAGTACCTGTGGACTGCGCCAGATCGTGGACGATGGCATTGATGACATTTTGAATTGGCGCCGGGGATCCGGAGCTTACAGGAACAGCTCCAAACCAGTCCTCGGTAAGGGTTACCAGAATGCTAGTGGACCCTGAGATGATACGGTCGACCGTGTACTGGTGCTCTCCGCCATAAATCCCACCAGGAATCGAACCTAGCCCTGTAGAAAGAACAGTGCCATCAATGAACACAAGGTCGTCCCCGATACGTTTACAGATCGGGATACTCTGAGGAATCTTGGCAGGCTCCACAGAACTGTTGAAGAGCTGCTCAGGACGCGTCACTACTACGGGAGTGAGAGGCTCGTTAGTCAGCGTCGCCTGCCTGCGTCCTCCCACCTCCGTAGGGTCTCCGTGGTTGCCGAAAAACCCTGCTTCGTCTTTGATGTAGGGGTAGTAAATCCCCAAGGTGTCGCCGTCTTTTAGGTAGTTGATATTAGGATACGGCCCTACCGGAGCACCAGGATAAGTGCCTGCGAAAAACGACTGGAGAACGCTGTTGGGGATCTGATGGATCTCTCGCTGCTGCTCTCGAGTGAACAGATACTCCCCCGCTCCGGGGGCGACATCCGCGATGTCGATGACAGTTCCAGTATCTCCCCCGTCATTCGTGACATTCACCAAATTCACAACATCAGGGTCTGCCAGTAGAGCGAGTTCCAACTGATTTAACGTAATCGAACCGTCATTCGAAACTTCAATGTTGATGACGTGTTTAGGGTCCCCTGTGACGCTGATATTCAATACGCCTGTAGACGAGGTATATGCCCAATTCACGCGGATGGTATCCCCACCCTCTGCGGCCTGATAACGCGAAGTAAGATGTACCGTGTAGCTCCTAGGAGGAACAACAGTGTTCTCCGCATAGAAGGACTCTACGTGGTGTGCATCCTGCGCGACTGAGAGGATCGACTCCAGCGCAATGTGACTCGAAACTACGAAATACCCCCGGTAAGGGTCGAGGGGATCGATCCACGGATCAGCCGAACCTAGAGCCTGTGGAAGCCAATCCGTAAATGTACTCCAACCGCCCCCGTAATAATCACTGACAATTCCGCCTCCCTGAATGATCCAGCGCATGTCCGTATCGGAACGGTACATCTGGTCTTCCAAGTCAGAGCGTACGAACTCCGTCCGATTCCGAATATTCTCACCAGGACGGTTCAGAACCGTATCGATAACGCGCTCGCCGTTGTCAATCGGGCTGATAGCATCCGGATCATTACGCTCGCCAGTATCCGAAGCGTTACGGTAATTGAGTCTCTGCGTTCCCATGCGAAGCTCCTCCTAGGCCACCGTCATGCCAAGATACCAGTTGAACACCACGGTCATGGTGCTGGTTTTGACGAACGGAGAGAACGTTTGGCGGGCGTACATCAATGTATTCGCCGACGTGTAGAAATCTGACGCATTATCCCCACGAGTAAACAGCCCGACTTCCTGTAACGGAGACGGGTCATTAGCCTCTGTAGTAGAGAAAGTCATCGTGCAATGAATTTCAAACGTGGGGGCCGGGACGTACAAAACCTGACCAGGAGGCACGAGCTGCTTTGTGAGAACATCAGCTCCGAGGGCAGTCTGGTTCACCGTAGGGGGTGTACCGTCAGTGCCCACCCCAAGGAATCCAATAGCGTTATACTCGGGGTTCTGCTGTCCAGGACTGCCTGTCGGGTACTGTGTCAGCATCTCAAGCACAGCTTGCCGACCGGTGTTGACGATCTGATTCTGCTTCTTTACGTGGTAAATCCGCTTACCACCTTTAGCTTCATCGTACACACTAACTTCAATGCGTCCGTAAAGCTGTGCGCTGTCCTTGTAAACCGTCAAGGGCTTTAACAGCCTATCGGCGAAATTCCTGAAAATATCACTCATTAGAGCCCTCGCTGGTAGAGACTCGAGTACTTTACCACGGCACTACGGATAAATATAGGACAAACCACCGTCATCAATTTCAACTTCAATAGCGCGGTCGATTTCTTCCGAACCAGAGGGTGGTCCTGGGAGGCCCTTACGCACATAGAGAGGCTCAAGACCCCCAACGAAAACTGGAGTGTACCCTACACGGGTATCAGGATCCGGAGGGGGAGACACGTTGTCGATTGCCACCACCAGAGCAGAGAAATTGATGGGTGGGCCAGGATCCCACGCATACGTCACAACATCCGGAGTGAACGTCCAAGCTGTAGGTGACGTAGGGTCGTAGTCAAAAGTGTAGTGGGTTCCCTCTACAACCTTGGTACCCCCATCCACAGTGGCGTCTAAGCTCACACGGACGACGTACTCGTTAGGCGCAATTGGAAGAGGGGGAGAAGGCCCGGGGGGAGGGGGGGATACCACACCGCTAGGCACGGAAACATACTCGTTGTAAGCGTAGTAATCCCCGACACTCAAAGGACTACCGACTAACAAGGAATTGTCCGCAATCTCAACGTCATCGGATAACTCCTGAGTGAGAAACCACTCCAGGAGGTCCCACAACTCAGCGGAATCCGTAAAAAACTCTCCGGGCTGCACATACGGATACGTGTACGAAGGCTTTGCCACGAGTACGAGTTCGTCGAGGTCTCGGCGAAACTCCTCATCCATCTCGAGATTGGGATCAATCTCAATGTTGAACATGTGCATCTTCAAGTAGCGGTCGAAGAGGCAGAACGCAACATTGTGACGGTAGTCCGATGTTGCCAGATTGACGTTGCCCTCGTCATCAGCACCGACATAGAGACCAGGGTCACCCACACAAGCATCGTCTCCGGGAAGCACGATGTTCTCGAAGAGGTTTGTTGACGCGAAACGTCGGATGGCGGGCTCGTCCTTCCAGAGGATCTCGGGGATGTACTTGTTGTGCCACCACGTAGGATCCTCAAGGTAATCAACAACCGTGAAGGCTAACGTGAGAGGTTCGAACGACTCAAACGTCAAAACTCCGTAGTTGTTCGGGTCCATGACATCTTCACGGAGAGGAAGCAAGAAGGGATAGTAGTACTCGCGCTTATCGGTGGTAACCGTCTGTCGGAACGACCGAGTGACCCTCCAATTCAGAGGGGTCTCGTCTACAAAGCCGTAGACAGTTTCGAGCTCCACCGTGTTGGGACCTACCACCTCGAGAATCTTGAAGGGGCCGTCATTGGCCTCGTTAACCGCGTCTGAGATAACAACGTATCCTCCGACATCCAATTCGGAGAACGTGTAGGAAGGTGTATTAAAAGTCGCCGACGCCGCAACTATCGTCCCGTCTATACCCTCACCGTCCACGCCATTGTCGTACGCCTGAAGAATCTCCCCATCCGTGCGTACTAGAGGGAGATCGGCGATAACATTGAGCGCGGCTTCTGTACGTTTGAAAATGGGACCGTAAACGTAAAAGTGGATGATGCCCCGCAAGAAAGCTTTGTACGCGTCCGATGATGCCTCAAACCGATTGAGGAGAGTCCCGTAGTTGTAGTACAGCGAAAAGTTGTCGACATCCACTTGTGGAACCCAGTAAGAGATCTCCTTCACACGCCCCTCTGCGTATTCAAAAGTCTCGCCGCTCGCCGAAAACAACACTTCCCGCAGATACTGGAAACTCGCGTGGTTGCTCGACCCATCATCCCACGGTTTAGTAGGGATGATAGCTCCTCGGTAGTAGTCGACGGTGAAATCCTCACCCTCAACAACAGTACCTCCGAAAGGTCGAGTAGCGTACACGGTGACACTGCCGGGAACGACATGCCGGATACCCAAGGGAGTGGAGGGGGGAGCCTGAGCTACCGCCCACCCACTATCGAAGTATGTCCACTCCCCGTCTGCCAGGCCGACAGATTGTGGATCCTCCGCCAACTTAGCCTCATTGTCCGGGGACCCTACCACTTCAGCTAGCGCGAACGAACGGTTATACGGAGCTCCCAGCGTTATACCCCACGGAGGAGTCGCCCCCACCATAGCCGGAACGAAGGGCGTGAAAGCGTTCAGTTCTACGTAAAGATCGCCGCCCACATTCTTCAAAATGTTCAACGGGTCTCCAGAAGCGTCCATCACAGCGGGTCCTGGGATTGGTCCAGACAACGGGAAACCTTGTACAGGATCGTCTGCACGTTCGCGTACTACGGAGTAGACCAGAGGAGGGTTCACTTCCAAGGGGTACGGGGTTTCCGCAGGACCTACGAAGAAAGCATTATCAATGTAGTCAATCTCGTAGTCCTGGAAACTGCCGTAGTACACTCCTTTGTGAAGCTCCCAATCCACAGGCCCGGAGGCCGAAGTCACCCCATAGAACATGGGCTCAAGGATAACCTGGAACGCTGAATTAACCGTCTTTACCACGTAAAACCCGTCATAGACGGGGGTAGATCCTTTGATCTTGATGATGTCTCCGACATTGGTATCCGAGAAAGTAGAGACCGTGGTGAAGAAAATCATGTCCGGAGCGACATACCCCAACTGCCCGTTAGCCGCACCCGAAGAATCGTAAAGCTGCGTACCCGTGTATGCCAAGAGACGCAGCGTATCCCCACGTTTTACTTCCGAATCAGAGTACCAAGGCAGTTCCCCGCGCTTTCGGTCTGTGAAGCGATTACCTACTTCGATAGTCGCGTACCGCCATGCAAGACCCTTCGAGGGAAACCAGTCCCCACTAGGTTCCTGATAAGCCCGAAAAGGGTCCTCAAAGAACCGAAGATAGCCGTCGTTATCTAAAACCTCAAAGTCGACATCCCGCTCGAGCTCGATAGTAGGGTCGAAAATGGTGTTCTGCAAAAACTCCGTGTTTACGGACGAGCCCGGCATGTCATAAACGAACCGGTCTTCTGAAACGGCAAGACCCTGTTGGAACTGGAGCTCATTCTCCTTTATAGCGAAAAGACGCCAGAACTCCTTGTCGAATAGGGGAGTATCTACAACGCCCGTATTGAGCACTGTCGCCATCAGATCGAGGTACGCCTCACCTAGCGCCATCTCTGACGCCTGGTAATATGCCTGCAGGTCCTCGATGTCTCGGAAAAAGCGCTGCCAGAAATCCGAAAGACCGTAGAGAAGAGTAGACGGGAAGTCCCCAATTGTGAGTGCCATGGCCTACCCCTGACGTACGAATGAGATGTACGACTCCGCACTCCGATACTTGATAGTCCGGTCCGACACACCGAGAAGGTCGTACCAAGCATTAAGGGCATCCGCGCCATCAATTTCGGTATACCCCTGATCCACTAGTGACTGGGGCACCACGATGTCCGAACTGTTCTCGACAGACACTCCGTTAGTGTCTGTAATGAAAATCGAAACGATAGACGACGTAGCAAACCGTACGACCTGCCCGTCAGGAGCGTGAAAATCGTAGTAGATAGTGAACGGACTGACGTTCCCGACAACGTCATACGCCTGTCGGAATTGGGTAGCCAGATCGTTCATGTCAAGGTCATCGTTCGGGTCAAAAGAGTTTATGTAGCCCGCTAGAAGTCGCGAAGCCGCCTCTTCATCCACCGTAGATCCTGACATTGTAGGCTTAATCTTATACGGGATGTTAGCCTCGATCCAAACAGGGTGTCGAGCTCGAGCTAAGTGGTTGGCCGCCAGTACTCGGTACTCCTCGTTCTCCGTGTACGCATGGATGTTCGGGAACCCCGACAAAGTTCGGTACACAACGCGCAAGTTGTACCCGTCAAAATACGAAGGGTCAGGCGCCGGGGGACCAAAGCCTACGTTGATCTCAGTCACCATCAACGAGGACTGTGATTTAGTAGGGTTCCGAACGCTCACTTGATACTGGTTGAGTATGGGCTCAGCCATAGGCCCTACGGGGGTAGCGTTGACGCGGTTGGGAAAAATGATCGTCTGGGAAGTCGGGTCGATAATCTGACTCATAAACGCCGGAGGGTCCGTGATCTCCACCCATTCAATGTCCTGCACCGGACGCCCGCTCAAAACGATCTTACCAGGAGATTTGATGTGCCGTGACGTGCCTACAGGAACGTCCGTGTGCAGCGGATCAGTACTCGCCTGCGCATTTCGAGACGCAATCTTGTCATCAAAAGAAGGTCCGATAGCCCCCGCTGAATACAGCACCGTGTTCCCCGTCTCATCCGACGCTTCAGTAAAGGGCACCGCAGAACTCACTTCGAGTTCATGGTCCGACACACTCACGATAGTAAACGCCCTCGGGGAGCCCAGAATGCCATCCAAAATGTAAATGACGTCCCCGCTCTCCAGGTTGATCGTAGGGTCCGTAAAAGGAACCGCTGACCCTGGGGTGCCGTCTCCATAGGTAAGGAGAGGGTCACGGAAGATGTTGGCAACGCCATCGGGACGCGCAAAGTACCCTCCGACCGTACCCGAATCCTCCACCGTCTCTAGAGGAAGCTCCAGGTAAGTGTCGTAGTGCCCTCCGGTATGGAGGGTGATGTGGGAAGCAATCTCGGTACGCCGGTCACGTACCATCTCCGGTTCGCCCATTCCGATAGTCAGTGTCTCCAGGATTTCAGGAAACTGCTGTTGCAGCACTGTGTCGCACGACCGGTTGTTGATGAGATTGCGTACCGTAATAGTAGTCTGAGCGCGGTCTAACAGCTCCTCGGTAGACTCTACCCCCGCACCACCGCTAGACTGAGTGAGGTGCTCAGCATAAGTGAAGAATTGCATCCCCCCGGGGAAGTCCACCCGAATGAAAGTACCGGGATCGATGTTGTACCCTACACCTGTACGGCCAGCCTTGAGAGGGACGTCTACCACGTAATCCACCAGTTCCCCACTAGTGTCATACACGGGGTAGAGCATATCGTTGGTCACAACGTAGGGGTCGGCAGTGGCGTCGATATAAAACGCCAATGTAGACGTCCGCCAGAACTTAGTCGACAAATCGAGAGTGTAAGTGCGACGCTCCAGAAAATGAAGCCGAGCCGTCAGTCGGGCTAGCTGCCCTCCCTTTCGGGAGATGAACCAGTTAGAGAGGAGCTCGTCTGCAGCTTGTGAGATATCATCTGCGTCTGTCAATTCCTGGATACGCAAAAGAGACTGCCGCATGCGGCTGAAGTCCACCTCGTACTTCATGTACGCGAAGATGTAAGTAAACGCATTCACCGCGAAATCACGCATCGCACTTCCGCGCTCGAAAGAAGCGTCAGGCACCTTCTCAGAGAGGTACTCCACCAGGAACGCTTCTGCCGCGTCCAAGTCATCCTGTGTGATGATGATCTCAGCCATTTAACGCCTACCTATCTGCGAGCTCGATGAGCTTCACGGGCAGCACTTCACCTGCTGCATTAACGATACGAACCCACAACTCTACACCATCATCGTAGATCTGCGTCTGCTGCTTCAACAACGTCGCGTTCGCCAACCGTTCATTCTCAGGAAACAACCCCTCTAAGTCCTGACGCCGAACTTGGTCATTAGCGTCCTCAATTGCTAGAAGGATAATATCCTCAATCCCGTGGTGATATACGTTGATGTTCGACCCAACAAGTCGACCAAAAGCCGTCCCCTCCTCTTTGTCCAGCGGATTGCTCCCCTTCGGGGTCATAAACGTCTTTACCCAACGATTAACGAGAGCTTGCGGACCCGAGACCTTCAGGGACGCACGGAAACCAAAAGTAAAAACCCGCGCACTCCGCACTTCTCCGGAGGGGACGGGCTGGAAGTGAATGTCATAAGCCATTCTATCTCCACTTACCAGAGATCCGACGTCTGTGCCTGGACCCCTTGCGCAATCGCGATATTCCTCGCCACTCTGGATACCGGCGGGTTTTCAGACTGCTGTGTCATATTATAAGTGTTCGCCGCTTCTTGTAAAACTTTCTGAGACTCCTGTACGGCCCTGTCTCCTGCCTCTTGGCTAACTGCCGCCTTCTTGACTTCCGAAATCATATCGCTGCGAGCAATCGCTACCCCGGTGTCGTGAGACGGTTGCAACAATAGTTTCGTAAATCCTCGAGACACTTCGTCCGACAACGGCGCCCGGATCAGGTCTTGTCCTGCCCCACTTTTCTTGTACCGCTGCCGAGGCTTCCACACATTAGACTTAATATCGATATGCGTGTGCGACGCCACAAGCTTGAAGAAGGTATCCCACGTAGCCTGCTCTAAAAATGCGGGAGACACGTCAAAGTGCTTCGAGCCTTTGGCGAAGTCGTGCATCGAATAGCCGGGAGGAGTGTTCTTGTTTTGGCTACGCCGAGTGAAGTCGACCACCCTAGGGATGTCGTACGCCGCCTCCAGCTTAGCGCAGACAATACTGAGAGTCAGAAGCTGAAGAGGACTATAAGCAAAATACTCCACGCTCCCAGCGGTTCCTGGCGGATTGCCTCCAGCGCGGAACTTCGCTTTAGTTTTGCTAGGGTGTTCTACAACATAAAAAGCCTCTTCAAGCTCGATACCGACTCCTGTCCTATTCAACCCATTAGACGTGTATAAGATGTCGTTGCAGTCCCCAATAACCACCAGGTTCCCCAAACGATCAATGAAGAAGTGTGCCGAAGACTTCTTAGCGGAATTAAGGCACGCACTCAATCCCGCAGACATCTTTCTAGGGTGGTGCTGGTGCTCGTCTGAGCCCTTTGGGACGTAGACAGTCTTGTTCTCGTACTCAAAAACTTGCACACCTTTACGCTTGGACTTCGAATTCATCCAACCGCCCCAGTAACCCTCCTTGATGACTTTCCCTGCCTTGTTCTTCTTAGGAGGTACGAAGCCTGCCATCCAGCCGTGTCCAAAGGAGTGTAGAACGATGTGTTTAACCTTACGGGTACCGCTGACCGAAGAAAACGCTCCAGGCGGGGGGTAGGCGTACGCAATGGTCACCCAAGGGGGGAACCCATCAGGACTCAAAATCTTAGTAGGGCGCCGTCGTGTCTTCTTGAGCTGCTTGCCTCGAGCTATGTAGTTAAAATACGCATACGCGTTGGTGCCTAAGTCGTCACTCCAACGCTGCATAGACTTCAACCACTCCGACTGGGGTTGAGCATCATCGCCAGAACTCACGTTGTACCCAGGAACCAGATCCGCGGGGATGTGTTCCTTCAGCATATTGAAGGCGCTCTGCTGCTGGTCCGTTAACCCTGAAGAGGTCGGCATCAGATCCCTCCAGTCTGGATGCGCTTGATCTGGTCAATGAATTTACGCTTACGGTAGCTCAATTGTCCCTGCGTTAATCGGTACTTCGACATCAGTTGTCGGTTAGAGAGTTCCTGTTTCCCCCCGTACCCCGTGATGTCCTCAAAAAGTCTCTTATCATCGGGAGAGAGCCCGTGGTAGTAGAAGTCAACAAGCCCGCTTGTAGAAGGGTCGTCATCGATAAACGCCCCCTCGGACTCTACGAGCTCTCTACGATTGAAGGACGTCTGGAAGTCTTTAACCTTTTTACTGTTCCAGCCTAACTCATCAGAGATCTCTTCTACCGTCGGCTCTCGACCGTGCTCATCGTAGAGTTTGTTCTGCGCAACTTGGAACGTATTGAATAGGAGCTGTTTGTTTTCAGGAAGCCGCGCTACATTCTGGTACGGATACACAAACCGTGACAGCTTACGGAGTCGGTTGGTTACGTGCGTCCCTATGGCCGCTCCCCGATGCGGATCGTAGTTTTCGAGGGCGTCAATCGTGAGGACTCTAGCTTTAGACTCAAGAGCCACTCGGGGCACCGTAGCCCCCCACTTACCGACTTCCCGGTTAATGAGAGGAGTCAACTCCTTCAAAAGGAGCTCCAGAGTCACGGGACTCTTCGTCTTCTTCCACTCCCTCCAGAGCTCCAGATCACGCTGTTGTTGTGTCGTTTGCATGACTTACCTCTGTGGGGCAACCTTGCCGTCCTCACTTCTTAATAGTTTACGGTATTCCGTGAGGATCGCGTCCCAGTCTTTGATGGTATCGGGAACTTCTGCGTTCCCAGCTACGCGCCACGAGTCCACGGGACCGTACTTGGCAGTGTCTCCGGCGATCACTTCGTCCGCCGAGTCCGTCGACAGCGAGATGTTCACCACGTCTTCAGGAGCAGAATAGTCACTACTTGCGGGAGTATTCGTATAAATGCGTCCCCAGAATACAGCCCCGCCAGTAGGAGAGGGATTGTTCACGTCCGTAGAGAAAGAACGGTATTCCCCCCGCACGGTGCCATCCGCCAACAACGACTCAAGATCCCGATCATGGTACGTCTCTATGTATTCTCTCAGCGTACATACCGGACGAGAAATCGACCGCATGGCCTCGTCAAACCCCGTGAACGCAGCCGCCCATTCATCATTGGGCTCCCTCCTAGGAATTCCTGTTGAAGAGTAGTACGTAGCTTCTCTAGCTAGCTCCCCCCGCCACCAAGACTTGCGCTGCTTACCGGGGTACTCCGGCCCGTACAGTAGAATCTTATAAAATTCCTCAGCCGACTCCTGCACCTGAAAAACGTCACGCACACCTGGGATCGGCTCTGGGGGGTACGAATCCAAAAATGTGCTAGACGCGTCGAGACCAGGAACTGAATACTTCGCCTCTGCAACCTCCGTGAGCGTCCGGATGAACCCCAAATTAGCTTGAGTAGATACGTGGGGACTTCCCCGTTCTGCGGACATGGAGTGGGTGATGGACATCACATACGCCATAACGTCAAAACCGGAAGCCTCTTCGTCGTATACGACCGTGGGAAATCCCGGGAGGATGTACGGATTGAAAGGCATCGATACGCCGCCCTGCCGTTCAGCAAACCGTGCCCTATAGTACTCATACTCCGCGTACTTATCGAACAGGGCCCCTAAGCCGGTATTCACTTCAGGATCTTCCGGAGCGTCTTCTGAGGGCTGCGCCCCTGCCGCTCCTCCCTCGCCTTTAGAACTCTGTTCTAAAAGATACAGCCAAGGAGGTGCGCTCATACGTTTACTGACAGGGCCTTTGTAAAGTTCTTCCGGCTGCACCAAGAAATTCTTATTGTTCACATCCGGGGCAGTGATCGACTGTTGCATGCGGTTCTTCACGACTGGAGGGAACCCCGTAGTTAGGAGCTGAGGTGTCAGCCCTCCTAGCCGAGAATCCGGGTCCAACATGTGTGACAGGAATGTCTCTCCCAAATACACACGAGTAGGCTGTGTGATGTACGTCTCCTGGAACGTAAAATTCTGAACCATGGAGGGGAAAATAACATTGCAGATGGGAGGAATCCCAAAGTAACAACTCGGCTTAACGAAGAACGACCGAATACTGTAGAACTCGTCGTCTGTCGTCCCTCCGCCAGCTTTGAGGTACCCTGTCTTTTTCTGTACGGCACCGGAAGGAGGGCATGGAATCATAGCGATCTCCATGAGCATCTGCGAATAGACCATCTTGAGGAGGTCCCAGATACTCCCAGAGTTGCCAACGCTTGCACCGATGTGCTGCTGTAACGCTTCGATCACGTGATAATCCTGTACCGCCTTTACCAAGGGGAAACAGAGGTTCCCGATAGCCTCCGCGTCTTCTACATCTGTCGGTGAAGACTCACCTTCGTTTCTCCACGCTGTCTTCGGTACCGGATTCGTGTCCTCAAACATAGGCAACGCACACCACCGGGAATGGAACTTCGTTCGGAGAGCCCAGCGTGCAAAGAAATTCTTTCCAGGAACTGAAGTAGCGTCCCTAGGAAGATGGTCTGCCTGTGTAGAAATATCCGGACTCGTTTCAGAGCCCTCACTGACATCCACAGGAAGAAGGATTGAACGGAAAACATTTAGAACAAAGTCGATAGGACGCTTAATGAAATCGTCCGAAGACTCTTCGGTACCGCTTGCGCTAGTGTCGCCTACGACTGCAGTCTCTCCACCTACCCGAAACAACCCCTCCAAAAATAACGATGCGGGATAGAACGGTTTAGCCTGTGTGACACCTTCAGCCGAACCCGTAGGTCCGAGACCTCCAACGATGTCATTCATCGATGACATGTAGAAGACATGAAGCTGTTTGAAAATCTGTATCGGACTGACACAGTCTAACTGCAACACACGCCCGTTAGGGCTGTTCTGGTAAGTCCACCCTACAACTTCGAATTCCCCCAAGAGTCGAAACTGAGGGACAGCGCCCTGCATGTGGTCATCCTTGTAAAAGATGACTACGTGCAGGCGGTCTTCCGACCCTAACCGCTGGAGCATAGGGTGAGGTACCATCTTAAGGGACGCCGTGGGAATCTGCCAAACTCCGTACGTCACGTCCACACCCATGACTGGGATCTCCAGACCGTTAATATAAACGATCCAGGCGGCTTCTCGTGGTTTGTTAACGGTGTACGAAGAAGGGTTGCTCATCACGTCCCCGCGTCCAGCTCAAGAAATGCCGCGATCAAAATCACCGCGCAGCGCCCTGCTACACGTTGGATCGGGCTACTTGACTGTAACGCAGAACGCATCAAAGCGATATGCTGTTCTTGAATTCCGTACTGTTTCAGCTGCTCGAGACCTGTAAGAAAAGAGCGGTCCAACCAAGAGACATCCCGGTCAATATCGATGGCTCGGCGTTTCTCGCAAATCAAGACCTGCAGGTACTTCTTCTGGGACAGCAAGCGAGCAAAGATTGCCCCCATATCTCCGTTCATGACGCGGAGCACCCCGTCACGTGTCCGTACGGCCCACAATGTGGTGTCCACCAATGCCTCTAAGAGCTTGACTCTCTCCCGCTCCAGGAAAGAGAGAGTAGCGAAAGGCTGAGACATGCGGACCTCAACATCGATCATGGGACCACGATGGCACTTTTTACCTCGTAAATCTTCCGGGCGACCGCCTGTCGTGAATTCCCACTCGTAAGACATGGTTCAGCTCCAGATCACCGGGGCAGTTTTGGACGAAACATTCCCGAACTCGTCCACGCCCGTGTAGCGGATCTTCACCGTTTCCTCTGGAGGCCAAAGTCCCGCCTTATCAATCCAGAACCGAATGACGTGGCTCTCAGGACGGCGAACTTTTGAGTTAGAACCGTCGTAAGGAGCTATGAAAGATGTGCCGTCAAACGCCAGGTTGTACGTCCCCCCGTTGTCCTCACTGATCTCCACGACGACATCATCGATATCTGTCCAACTAGAGAAAAGGTACGTATCAAAACGCAACCAAACATTCGTAGGAACATTAACCGAACCGTCAACGGGCTTGGACGTGTAGAACCGCGGCTCGATGTCGCTCTTGGGGTGTCCCATCTCGGACTGCCCAAACGGAGAGATCCCAAAGCCGCCATTGAATTTCATAATATCACTCTACCACTTCTCGACACTCGAGTCTTGCGCACTAGCACTGAAATCCAGTTTAAAACGACCGCACTGTACATACCTCATGTAAACGTCAGAATCTCCGGTATCAGTTTGAACAGTAGCGTTCAAAGAATAGAGGGGACCCATCTTGAAGACGTCTGGGCGCGTCCACCAGTCGACAGCAGCGCTGCTCGACCCGTAACTCGTATCGCTGGAGCCCACGCCGTCCATCGCAAACATGAGTGCAGACGTGAAAAGGAAATCGAAGAGGTCCTGCGCATCCGTATCACTGTTGGCAATAATTCCAGAAGCTGCCACATTGATCCCGAATGTCGCCCGATGACTCTGCGCCTTCACCCCTCGAGAAGCCCAGTCCGACTTGCTCTCGTATCCGTCGTTCCCGGAATACGCCGTCGTGTTGATCGGCCAGCTCTCCAGGAGATACCAGTCGTTCGCAGTGAGCTTCGACGCAACCTCGCTCGGGTTCCACGTGGTATTCGGGTAGCTCGGATCGTTCTCCGTCCCGATGATGTGGTCCATGTTCCAGGCGTTGACGAAACACAGGCTCGCCGACGAGAGCGCATGGACGTAGTCCACTTTCGTGTTGAACGCATCGCGCCCGTTGGTCGTCGTCGTGCCGTAATCGTACCCGGCCTCGTCCATGAAGATGCCATGCACGCCGAGCGTCTCCCAGCCGTCTGCCTTATCCTCGAAGTTGGCGAGCGACTGGTTCACCGTCACGTATCCGAAGATCTTCGCGTTCGGGTTGAGCGCCTTGATCCGAGGAATGATCACCTGGGTGTTGGCGTAGTCTCCATGACCCGGGTCCTGGATGCCGTCGCCGAATACGAGCAGATCATACTTCGCCATCTCCTGCGCAACCTTCTCGTTGTTCCAGGCGTGCTCTGCGCTGTTGAAAGCGTTGAGCCACCCGTAGTAGATGAGCAGATCCTTGGGGCGCTCCCAAAGAGCCTGCTGGACTTCCTGCTCATGCCATCCCAGCTTTCCGTGGATCGTATTGAGGTTCGTCACCGAACCATTCGGACCAGCTAGAGGGGTGAACCCATCGACATGGAGCGGGTTGTCCGTGTCGTTGAAGATCTCACGCCGATGCACGAGCATCTGCATCATGGCGAACGTGCCCTTGAGGCCAGTGTCCGGGTCCGTGACGATAGTGTTCCCGTCGATGAACTGTAGTATGTCGTTGCTGATTCCGGGCTTGCTCATGTCAATCTCACTCCTTGATCTTCTCGATGACGACACGGCTGAACACCTCATCCTCACCGAAGTCGTCTCCTGCTCCGTAATCGCCAAGCCCAAGACCATCTAGGGACTTGGACGTAATGCACCTGTGCTGTAGCTCGAACGTGTCGCTGGATTCTGTAACCTCGACCACTCCCTCCAACATCGAGTGTGTTCCGCTGTACCCTGTGAATCCTCCGTAGTTCCCTGCGAACGCCACCATGCCCACGATGGCCGT